TGCCGCAGGACACCAGCGTCCTCGACGACAAGGGTCGCATGCGCGTTGACATCGAGATGCGCCGCCTGAAGGGCCACCTCCAGACCATCCTCCGCCGTGACGTCAAGGATATCGGAACCGCTATTGCGGACGCCGATGCCAAGATCAACGGTCAGGACGCAGTTGCCGTCGTCGTGAAGTGCCAGTACGACAACGTCAACGGAAAGATCTACCGCAAGGACTTCCTCGTGAAGCCCCTCGCCGGCTGATCTGATACACTACCCAGACCCCACCAGCCGGGGGAGGGTTACCCGCAAGGTGCCCTCCCCCTCATAGTCCCCCGGATAGCCCCCTGGTTGCCCCGAACGACGGAGAGCGACCAGGGGGTTTCCGCGGGGGGCCCGAAAGGAACACGCGTGTACGAGACTCGGTTCGTCTATCAGCTGCCGATTGATGAGGCAGCCAACATCGCAAGCCAGGTAGCCAAGGTGTTGGAGGCAACCGAAGTTCATCCCGTAAGCGTCAGCCTTGCAGTTGACGAAGACCGCGCCATCGCGACGATCATCTACCTCACGACTACGCCTGCCGAGAGCGACGACGTAATCAAGCAATGGCGTCGGATCAACAAGACCATTCAGGTCGAACGCAACCACAAGATCAACCCGGAGAAGTTCCGCAATATCGCCCTACTCGGGCTCGAGAACGGACAGCTCCGCAACATGTTTGCCAACGAGGTAGAGCGTCTGTGCCGCAAGGGCGTGGGCAGCAAGGGGATCCTTGACTACCTAACCGAGTGCGAAAGCATTGTGTCCCAGCTCAAGGCGTACGTAGAATCTACACGTGCACCAGTCTGAACACGGACTCTCTGCCGTCATCTCCCGACACTCCGGTGAACCCCTTTCCATCACCGGACCCTCCCCCTTCACCGACACCACCGAACCCCTCCACGCCTACGCCGGCATCTACCGTGCACCCACAGGCTGGTGGGGCATCGTCGTGCACTGCCCACGAGGCACGCACCCCCAGCACGCGATCCAGCACTACGAGTCCACCGACACGCCCGTCACCTGGATCACGCCCCGTGCGAGCATCGGCCTCTACCGCATGCCGTCCAACGAGCTCGTCGTGTCCGCACGCATCCCCGTGCAGGCAATCGACGAGATGAAGGCGATCATCGGCGAGCAGTCAGGCGACGACTTTGCCGACACTCGCTTCGACCGCAGGCGCGTTCCCGCTGGCGTGCGATACCTACCCGGCAAGCAGATGCAGCTCTGGTTCTCGCTCTAGCGATTGCCCCAGCGGTACATATCGCCCTGCTCCGTAGGCTGGCCGGGAACCCCACCAGCCATGAGCTGACCAGGTAGCGACTCAGCAATAGCCTGCTGGTACACATCTCGCGCAGTCTTGTCGATGCTCTCAAGCGTGCGGCCCACGACGCTCTCCTCGCGCAGCTTGATCGCCTGCTTCATCTGCTCCTGCGTCACGGTCAGCGGCAGGCCGAACCGCTTCTCGAAAGACACCTTGATCTTGCTGGCCGCGCTCATGTTGTTGCCGAGCACGGCGGCAATGTACTGCCGGCGACCCTCGCGGATTGCGTCGCGGTTCTTGAGGAGGAATTGGCTCAGCTCCTGCGGCTGGCTGAACCGACCCAGGTCCGCACCAAACGACCGAAGCACCACGTCGCTGGTGGGGAACTGCCCCATGAACCTGCCGTCCGCCTTGTACACGGGCACCATGCCGCTCTCCGCCTGCCGCCAGTCCGCATACGTCCGCTGAAGCCCCACCGCCTGCAGCGTCTCGCTCGGCCCCGCAGTGCCAAGCAGTCGGCTCACCGCCACGCCACCGGGCAGAACGCGGGGGATCAGATCGCCCAGGATTTCACTGTCCCCAGTACCTACATACTTCAGCGCCTGCCACCCAAGGTCAACCACGGGCGGTCGGTACAGCTGCGGCTCGTCGCCCTGCAGCGCCTCCTGTCCACCCACCAGGTCGGTGAAGCCAAGTCCAAGACCACGACTGACATCCGCGCCCAGCGTGCTCTTGAACATCTCGTACGCCACGGCGCTCACCGCCATCATGCGAGAGACGTCAATCAGCGTAGTCCCGAGCTTGCCGCTCACTTCTCGACCGGCAAAGGTGCGGGTCCCGCCCATCATCGCCGGAACCGTAGCCATGTTCGCAAACGACCGAAGGCCGTACTGCGCGAACTGACGGAACAGCGGCTCCCGTAGAACCGGAGCGTAGAACAGAGCAGGCCGGTTGATCGGGTTCGTTCCGAACTGGAACTGCTGAACCGCGTTAGCAGCGTCCATCTGCGCCCGCACAATGTCGTCCCCCACCATCCGTCCAGACTTCTGGTACGCGTTCAGCACGGCGTTTGCGGTCACCGTCCGGTTCAGCGTCTCGCTGAGCTGGAACGGCTTCATCATTGTCTCGAGCAGGCTGAACTTCGGCTTGCCGATGGAGGCGGAGGATCCGTATCCCGCCTTCTCGATCATGCTCCAGGTGCTGCCGATGTCGCCGATGCGGGTCATGTCGAGTTCGACATTCCCGAACTTGCGGCGGAAGTGCTTCTCCATCGCAGCCTGGATCTGCCCCTGCGTCGCACCCATGCCGAGCCGAGAGCGCTCAGCCAGGTACCCGCCGATCATGTTCAGGCTCTGGGCGTAGGCCTCGACCGTGTTCTTGAATCCCAGCTGGTGCACGCTCTGAAGCGGCTGCAGCAGGTTGATGAGCACGGTGCCTACGTTCAGGCCCATGTGGCTGGCGTACAGCTGGCGAGTGATCGACTGGAACGGACTGAACTCAAGGTCGGTCGAGTCGGTAGCCCACCGCCGCATGTCAGTCACAAACTTGCCCGCGTACCCACCCTTCGCCTCGACCTTCCGCATGAACTTGCTATCTGCAAGAGCCTGAGTCTGTCGCTTGATCAAGCCGGCAGCAGCAACGTGCGCCGCCCCGTCCACCGGCCGGATGCCGGCAATGGCCGGAAGGATGTGCTTGCGCCACAGCTCCGGGTAGTACTTGTCCTTCGGATCGGCCCGTGCCTCAACTTCAATGTCCGTATCGATTAGGTCGTACAGGGAGTACCCGCCAGCAGGCCGCTTCTCCGGAGCTACGCCCGACAGATCCCGGGTGCCGGCAGGGGCGCCCTCCTTGCTTCGGCCGGTGGGGCCAGGCAGACGAACGTCGGTCACGTTCGGGCCGTAGTCCTTCATAGTCACTCGCACCATCGGATCGCTCTCCGCGTCGTGCGCGAAGAACGCGTAGTCGCGAGAGACCGAGGTGATGTACTTGTCGGCAGCGACATCCGGAGCGACGCGCATGGTTCGGTAGAACCCCTGCTCGTCAATCGAGGTAAGGATGCGCTGCTTCTGGATCTCGATCAGCTGATCGAGCTCGGCCGTACCGCCGAAGTTGTCGGAGATGAACTGAAGATCACCCGGATCCCACGGCACCTCGTTCGTGCGCGTGCGCATCATGCCGCGGCCGGTGGGGTTGATCGGCTCCTTACCCGAGTTGTCCAGCTTGTTGGTGTACGGGTTGAACGCGATGCGCGAACCGTTCTTGTCCCGCGCCTCAAGTGTGTTGCGAGGCAGGTAGTAGGGATCCTCGAACCCGACCGTCAGGGTGTCAACGACAATCTTCTCCAGTTCCTCCGCGCTTGCACCCATCTTGAAGTTCGACCCGCGCGAGCGCCTTCGAGCAGCCATCAAGCGCTCAGCCACCTCGTCCCCCAGCATGGCGCGAACCGCTTCTTCCCCACCAACCTCGAAGTTGCCGCTGCGGTTCAGGTACCCGGAGTTCTGGAGTGACTTGATCTGGCTCCTCGCCAGACGCAGCACCTTCTTCTCGTCAATTACGAACCCACGACCGGCCGCATACGCAGCCTCGTCGCCGGCAAGAAGAACGCGCCCCTGCTCGTACAGCCTGCTCTCCGCAGCCTGAAACGACTTCAACCCAAACTTGCGCTCAACCTCTTCAAGGGAGCCGATGTCCCGAATGTAAGTCGGACGGTTACGCCCCTCGAACTGGACGCGGGGTCCGCCCTCCAGCACGGAGTAGGAATCGACGCTGCCGTGTTCCGTAGGCCGATTCGGATCCACGCGCTTGCGGCCAAGACCCATCTTCACGCTGATCTGCGTGCGCCCCTCTCGCATCAGGGTGCCGTACAGGTTCTTGTCCTCAGCTCGGCGACCAGGCAGACGGCGAAGAAGATCGACATCCTCATCCTTCGTCACGTCAAGCGTGCGGTAATCGCCCTGCCTCTTCAGGCGCTTGACCTCGAAGAACTCAGCCTCAGGCACCTCAAGGAACTTGATCTTGCGCTTGCCCTTCTCGTTCAGTTCCCCCACCAGCCGGATGTAGAACCGCTCGGGAATGACCTCGCCAACGACCTTCTCCGAACGGGGAGCATCAAACCCAAGTCGACGGATCAGGTTGGCGCTGCGGATAAGACGCAGGTCTTTGGCCACCGCCGGATTCGGTGCATCATCGGGATCAAGGCTCTTCAGCTTGACGCCGTGGATCTGCTCGACCCGGCGAAGCAGGGAGTCCACCTCTCCGTCCATGATCTTCACCAGCATCTGCTGGGTGTCAGCCATGCGGGTAGCGCCTACCTGGGCCAGCGGAGCAGTACGCTTGCCGATCGACTCAGTAGCACCGCTCGTGAAGTGGAGCATCCGCAGCAACGGGAACGTCGCGGACCCAACCTGCCCAGCCCAGTGGCCCGCTTGGCCGCCCGCAAAGAACCTGCGACCAGCCGCAAGGTTCCGGGCAGCCGTGCCGTTTGCCCCCATCGTAAGCATCCCAAGCCACACAAACGGATTGGTGAAGACGTCAATGGCGAGATCCGAAACCGGATTACCGCCAAGACGTTCCTTCATCTTGCCGACAAACGACTCACGCTCAATGGGACTGAGAGATGCCGGATCAAACAGAACGCGACGCACCGAGTCGGTGGTCGCGATTCCGTTTGCCAGCTGCGTCAGGATGACGGCCGGCTTGTCGTAGGAGCGAACCGGGTCAAACACCCGTCACCTCCAAGTCACTTCAGTCGAGAACGGATGCGAACTGTGACCATTCCACGAAGGCCGCTTACAGTGCCGGTGTAGTCAAGGCCGAGATGCGTGCCAACGGGCAGGGAGTTCTCGGTGTTCACGATGGTTCCAGCAATCGCGCCGGTTGCAGCAAGAGAAATGGCGTTCGACACCGCGGTGCCAGTTGCGACGTTTCCTGCAGTCGGAGCAGTACCAGGAGCAATGGCCTTGAGGGTCACGGTAGCGCCGGCCGCTGCGGCCGAGACAGACACGGTGACAGAGTCAACCACCATGTTGCGGTCGCAGTAGAAGAGAAGTTCGTCAGCCGCGCTGGCGTCGTGGACGAAGTAGTTGATGACGCGGAAGTCGTCGGGGTAGTGCTCAACGGGAAGAACATTTTCGCCAGGCATGAGAGTGCTCCTTGAGTGAACAGTTTAGCGGGAGAATCGGCCGTCCGACATGGCTCGACCGAGTTCGTTCAACAAATCCTGGCGGGGAGACCCGCCAATGACAATGCCACCTTGCGGCAACCGTCGACCGGCTGCAACGGATGCGTAGAGATCCGGAGCCTGGTTCTGGAGATTCATCAGGTTGCGCTGGATGGAGTCCTCGTAGGACGCAGCCTGAGCTTCCTGGGTCAGCCGGTTCATCCGGCCTTCCCGCTCGCTCTGCTCAAGGTCATAGATTGCCTTGCGAAGAAGCTCAGTCTCATCTACCCCTGCCGCCTTGTATGCAGCCTTCTTGGCTGCCATTCCCCCAAGCAACCCCAGAGCGGCAACCCCACCAGCCCTCAGTACGTTACGGGTAACAGCCTGCCGGCGAAGCGAACCAAACGCCTCGCGAGGCTTCATGCCCTTCTTGTACTTGAGCCCCCGCTTCTTTGCCAGCTCCTCGAGTTTCTTGGTGTACTGGACATCCCGCTCTTCGTTAGCCGCCTTCATCAAACGCCGCTGCTGCTCAAGCCGCATTCCCGCAAACCCTGGAGAGCCTTCCGCAGCGGGGCCCATTTCAGGACCTGCCGGCGTAGGACCGACCCGGCTTGAATGCTCGTAAGCCTCCGGAAACGGACCGTGAATCTTCCCCTTGGGGAACGGACCAACTCGGCGCGGGTGGGGGTAAGCCTTCGGATTTGCGCCAGCGCGAGGGTCAGCCTTCTTGCGGGAAGACGGCTTCTTTGTCGGCGGCTTCTTGCCGTCAAACAGAGTTGCACCCTTGGGGACAGGCTTTCTCTTAGCCACTGATCATCTCCGCCATCTGAATGACCTCAAGGGGAGACAGCGTCCGCTGAGACTGAAGAGCCGCAATCCTTGCAGTCTGCCCTGCAAGGATCCGATCAAGTTCCTGATCTCCTACGCTGCGAGCGCGACGCGCACGATCCATCTTGTACGACACCTTCTCGAGCTCCGAGAGCATGTCGTCCTCGGCAATCAGATCAGTCAGGCTGCGGGGGCGCCCGGACATAAGGCCAGCCATATCGCCAGTGTCATTGCCCATCCCGCCACGCATCATCTTGCGCTGCTCGAACTCGTCTTGGATCTCGAGCTGCCGGCGCAGTATGCGCTCCTGGTCATCCTCGCTCGGCTGGCCCGCACCAAAATAAAATGGGACAGAACTAAGAATTCCAAGCCCGCCAAGAATAGATCCGGCAGCAGGACTAGCAAGTGCAGCAAGGAACCCTGGCATTATGCGTTCTCCGTGAACACGATTGCGTCTTCCGCCTCAGGCGAACCGATGCGCCCCACCTTGCCAACCCAGCTGGTGGGGGACTTCCGCTCGACGTACACCAGGACATCCGACTCGCGCCAGATCGGATCGTACCGCACTTCCCACAACCAGCGACGGATTCCCTTGGGCGTCAACTTGCTGAACTCACGGTCCAGCGCGACCACCGGCAAGAACCCCTTATCCCCCACCAACCCAAAGCCGTTCTCCACCTCGGGGGTGACAAGTCCGACGCCGTACTTGTGCGCCATGTCGCTCAGGAACCGGCTCATGACCTTCCAGTCCGCGATCATCAGTCGCCAGCCTCCGCCTTGCGCTCAGCAATCAGGCGAGCAAGCATGTCACCGGTCTCCCTGCTGCCGCGCCTACGAGCGGCCAGCATGCGAAGCGGACTCGTGCGCTCAGCCATGGCCTCTTCCTCGGCCAGGTCGCCAAGGCCGACCATGTCCTCGATCAGACCCTGTCGACCACGGGAGCGACGGTTAATCAGGTCCATGAGCTCGCCGCTCTGGTCACCCATGCCGGCAATGCCCATTGCCTCCTGAAGCCCGCTGAGCTGTCCGGTCTGCTTGAACGCACGAACGGCCTCAAGGCCAGCCTCGTACTCCGACAGGTCCATGCCCGGCAGGACGTTGGCTGCCTTGCGGAGCAGAGAACGCTGGATGTCAAACGCCTCGATTGCCTTCTTGATGCCGATGCTCTGAAGCGTCTGCTCCGGCTCTTCGGCCTGCATCTGAGTCCTGCGCGCAACAAGCTGGGCGTACTTCGACCCCTCTCCCCGATTCTCAAACGTCTCCGCCGCAGAGGCAAGGAGCATCTTCAAGGTAGACACGGGGACCTTTGCATCGGCCGCAAGCCTTGCAATCTCCGCCTTGTCCGCGCTGCCGGAGAGCGCCTTGTTCACGAGGTCGGCAGCACGAGCGGAGTCAAAGTCGCGAATGCCCATCTGCTCCAGCGCCCGAACGGTGCTGTTGGCGATGCGTCCCTTGAGGACATCGGTCATCTCGACCGCGTTCATCTCCCCACCAACCGCCATTGCAGAGGGAGTCTTGTACCAGGAGGCAGCCCCGAGCCGGCCGAAGCTGGTGGGGGACAGCTTCAGGAACTCAATGCCCGGTGCCTGTCCCGCATTCACCGCATCGCGGATAGAAGTGAAGTCGGGCGAGGCGGGGTTGAGGAAGTCAAGGCCACCGATCTGCTCGCCGTAGAACCTCTCGAACGCGCTGATGTTCGACTTGTTGCTCTCGTCGTCAAGCATCGCGGCGTACTGATTGGCAAACGCACGAGCGCGAGCCTGGCTCTGCTGCTCGACGCTCATCGTCCGGCTGAGGTTCTGCTCCGCACCGTTGATGATCCGCTCGACACCCTCACGGGTCTGTCCTTCCATTGACTGCTTGAGCGCAAGAGCCATGGAAGTCTTGGACTTTCGTCGGAGAAGATCACGCTCCTCAGCCATAAGACCCGAGAGCACGTCAAGCATCCCGGCCTCGCGGGCATTCTCTGCCTGCACCCGGATGTTTTCGATTTCAAGGTCGTACTGCTGAATACGCGCAGCCTGCTGCTGCGAGAACTTCTGACTCGCCTCGCGCTGGGAATTGGCAAACTCCTGAGCCTTGGTCAGCTGCTCAAGCTCGAGCTCATTGCGGAATCGGTCACGAGCCATCTCGTGCTCGCGTCCAGCGGCGATGTCCTGCATGCCACGCTCAAACTGATAGCCAGACTGCGCCATGCGAGACTGGTCCATTGCCAGCTGCTGCTGGCGGTAGGCCTGCTCAGCGTCAAGAGCCTGCTGCTGCATGCCCATCTGCTGCATCTGGTTCATCTGCTGCAGACCCTGAGCACGGTTGAACTGCTCCTGGTTGATTAGGTCGGAGTAGGCCTGATGGCCTCCGGGGGTGATTGCGCTGCCAATCTGGCTTGCCATTACGCGAGTCTCCCGAAGAGGTTGCTCATGCCAGGCGACATGTAGTCACGACGGTTTGCGCCAGTCACATCCACCGCACGAACCATCGTCTCAAACAAGGAAAGCGGTCCGAAAGGCTGGCTGTTGATAATGTTTGCAGCCAGCTGATTGCCGTTCAGGACGTAGTTCAACGCGGTTGCCTGGGCGTTCTGCATCAGGCTGCTGTTGAACTGAGCCATGTTGTTGTAGAAGCTGGAGATCTGCTGCTCGTTCTGCGCCTGAAGCGCAGCCTGCTGACCGCCGAGCTGTCCGATCATCTGTCCGATGCCGATGCCAAACTGACCCAGCGTCTGGCCAGCCATGCTCTGCATCTGCGCGATGTTCTGGTCCAGCGCCAGCATCGTGTCGCGAGCGCGCACGCTTGCCTGAGCCGCCAAGCCGGCGCTCTGCTGTCGCATGCCCTGCTGGAGCTCGCCGGTCATCATGTCCTTCTGCTCCTGCGTCAGGTCGTCACGCCGAGCAATCTGGTCAAGCTGGTTCTTGTACTGCTGCTGGACACCCATTACCTCAGCCGCAGTGTCGCCCCGGTAGCTGGCATCAAACCCTGCGCGGGCCTGCTGCATGGTGCCGATGCCCTGATCCATGCGCTGGCGAGCTTCGCCAAGGCCGCTAAGCATCTGGCTCTTTGACTGCTCAAAGAACCTATTGCCCTGGTCGGCAGCCTCGCGCATCTGCTGCGCCTGCCGGTCCATCATGCCCATGTTCTGCCCAGCCGCACCCCGCGCGTCCTGAACCATCTGGCCAGCGCCCTGCATGCTGCCGAACAGATTTGCAAGAAGTCCCTGATATGCACCGAACTCCTGCTGACGAGCAGCCTCGGCACGCTGGTAATCGTTGCCAAGAGCTCCAGCAAGAGCCTGCCCGTAGGTCGGGACAAAACCCCCACCAGGCCCCTGCTGAGGACCGCGCTGCCAGTAGGAGTTCTCGTTGTAGTTCGTAAAGCCGGGGGCAGACGCGGAGTAGGACGAATCACGGGGAGCGTGCTGCCATCCGCCGTAGTTAGGAGCACCGAACCCGCCCTGCTGCTGGTTCTGCTGCTGACCAAACAGCCCGGCAAGAGCCTGCATGAAGTTGCCGCCGCCGAACTGACTCATCGGAATCCTCCAAACCCACGGCTATCACCGAAGCCCTCCGACACCTTCGGCTTCCCGTAGTTCATGCTCGGCTGAAATCCGCCCGCAGTCCCGTTGCGACCGCGTCCGCCGCTGGCGCGACCGAACTGACCCATTGTTGAGGCCTTGCGCTGCGAGGCATCCCGCATCCGCGTCTCCTGCTCGAGCGGACGATTGCCGCCGGTATAGCCGTACCCAGTGACCTGCGGCATTGCTCGAGCCTGAGCCATCCGCTCCGTCGCACCCATCATGGGCTGACGAGCAGCCTGCTGCATCCCCCCGAACAGACCGGCCAGCTGGGAGAAGAAATCCCCGCCGGTCGGCATGGGGCCGTAGGTCGGAGCAGGAGCAGGCGGCGTGGCCTGCGGCGCATTCATCGGGTTGTTGTAGGTAACACCACCCGTCATCGGGTCGATGTACGTCGGCCGGATGTACTGCCGGTCGTTGATGGCATTGAACGTCGGGATAAAGGGCATTAGTACGTTCTCCGGGTGCGGTCCGTTGGGAGGATTCTACCCTTTACCTGGACCCCCACCAGCCTGTATTTCAGGTTCGGGATCCATGTTTCCACGAAGGGAGAGAACCACTGACCGAGGATCCCGTGCTTGCCAAAAGCCACCCAGTTCGGGGTATCCCCGCGCTGAATCGACTTCTCAATCAGATTCCCGCTCGTGTCAAGCGGGACGTCCTCAAGGATTGGAGCTGACTCGTTTTCCCGGTAGATCCCGGCATACCAGTAACGGTACTGCCCCTCCTTACCGACAGTCACGCTGACATCGGTAAACACCGCTCCGACGCTGGTGGGCTGCTTGACCACGAACTCCTCGTCCTTGCTTTCAGCCAGGCGCATCGGAGCCCCCACCCACCGAACGAACACCGGATCCAGCACGATCGTGGAATCAACCACGGGAGCATCGGTATTAGTCGCCGGCTGAACGGCACCAAGAACGATCTGGTTGCCATCGGCGTCCAGAATCACGCTCTTTGCGCCAAAGTTGGACTTGCTGCTTCCGCCGGCCACGTATACGGACGCACCAATCATTCGGACCGCAACAGCAGCGCTGCTTGTAAACGGGTTCTTGGTTCCGAAGGAACAGGTCCTTGCCTTGTTCGTCCGCGTCTGAAGAGTGCACGTGTTGTCGTAGAACGTGTAGCTGCTCGTCACAATCGAGTCGAGATTCGAGCTGTGCGTCGCCTCGCAGTCAAGCATGGTGACAATCGGAGTAGTCCCGGCCTCCGGGTAACTTTTGTCGCCATATGTCCGGCAAGGCATATACACCGCCGGCCTGAATGCCGTGTTCGTCACCACGTCCGGAAGCGGAGCGTTGAAGAGGAACAGAGCGCGTGGCACAAGCTGGCCGTCCGCATCCTCCCACCAGCCCTGCGTCACCTTTGCGAAGCTCATGTCTTGCAGCTCGCTCACCACGCCCGTCGAGAACCACATCTGCACCGCCTGCTGGCGGGTGGGGTTCAGCACGTACATGCACAGAGTAGCGGGATCGAACGCCATGCTGACCTTGCTCAGCTCCTGCGCACCAGTCGTACCCGAGTACCACTGCTCGCTCACAAGCTGGTTAATCGACTGTACGTCGTCTAGCCGTCCGTCAGGGTAGATCGCCTTCAGGCCCCGGTAGTTCATGAAGTACGTCACAGGGCCCACGGTCGTCGCCGCATACGGACCAGTCACGCCGTAGCCCTGGTGCGCCGCAAGCACTCGGACATATCCGTTGTCCTTGCTGAACAGCTGAACTCCGTTACGGGTAAGTCCGGTCATGATCTGACCGGTTCGCCTGAAGCACGTAACCGCATCGCCGACGTTGCTTGGCTTGTAGATGCCGCTGGCCGTGAACAGCTCCGGACTGTCTGCTCCACCGTAGCTCCACCGCGTCTCGCCAGTACCCGTCAGGTCGCTCGGGCTATCGCTGATGTTTCCCACCAGCATCGTGCCGTCGAGCAGTGCACCCGCTCCGCCCTTCGGCATCTCGGTGCTGTAGCTCGGCTTGTCCAGGAACACGTCCTGCATCACCAGCGCGCTGTCAGTCAACTGGTACGCGTACCGGAAGTACTTGATGTTCGACCCGGAAGGCAGCGATGCGCCGCTCACCGGAAGCGTGGTTGTGATATAGGAGCTCAGCGTGATCTGCGCCTCGAGCTGAAGGATCCCGCTCGTGTACGCACCAGCAGCATTTCCCGTCCGAACGCTACGGTAGATGTTCAGCGTGTCGTAGTAGTCGTTGTTGTAGATGCCGTCGATCAGGAAAGCGTTGGAACCGCCAGTGAACGTCAGCTCGATGTTGGTCGTGAGCTGGCTCTTCCGCCCGCTCCTCGTGTCCTCGAACTGCACCGCAAGGCTGTACGTTCCCGCCAACTGGACCGGCGCAGTCGCAAAGTTGCTGATCGGTGCGGCACCACTTGCATCATTCGGGTTTGTAGTGGTCCTCGCAAACACGACGCTGCCAAGCGGATTACCGCCAGTCGCCGGGTTCGGGAACGGAGTGGTCAGAGGAGCGGCGGGCGCAAGGTTGTGCGTTGAGCTGTTGCCAAACGTACCGGAGAACAGCGTTGACTTCGGGATGACACCGGGGCCCGCGGGAGACACGAGCGTAGCCGGCGTGCTGCTAGTGCTCACAACCTTGAAGTACACCGCAATCGGAGGCACACCGCGGCGGAAGATGTAGACCGCCTTGCCGGTGGTCTCCACGCTCATCACCGCCTTGCCCTGGTCTGCGAGCAGGCTTGCCGCACCAGGCTGGATGTTTTCCTGCAGCAAAATCGTCCTGAACTGGGGAGTCGTAGTGCCGTTCGGCGCGTAGAACTCCATTATCAGGTCATAGGCATTGTTGCAGGTAGGTGTCGTCATGTCGTTCGGACGACGCACCAGATACACGTACCCAAACACGCGGGTACTTGCGCCTGCGATTACGCTGAAGGACCAGAAGTCGACAACCCGAGAACGATGCGCAAGGCTTGTATACGGATTGCTTCCGGTAAACGAGATCCCGCCGTAGGTGCTGTTAACAGACTCCGGTGCAAATCGGTGGATCTCGCGGAAGCCGGGAAACGGCTGGATGCCGCCGTTGTTCGAGCCGTCGACCCCCACCAGCTCCGCGGCATTTGCAGCAGGAGTGCCGGTGCGTGCGGTTGCCTTGTTCTCGCTGGCGGTCAGGAGAGAATAAGTCCAATTGACATCGGTTTCCGGGACCTGCATGGCTAGATGTTACCCGTCCATTTCCCCAACGGGCACGTCGCGCCCGGCATTTCCCACTTGACCTGCAACCGGCTTCGTTCCCACTCGGGGCAACCGCAGCTCTGGCAATACCACTCTGCATCGCCTGCCTTCCTACAGCTCTCGCAGGAATCGCAAGAAGCCTTCCTTGCCTCAAGCTTCGGCAACGGAACACTCGAAACAACTGCGCTGATCTCGGCTTTTGCGTACTCAAGGACTTTCTTTGCGATGCCTGATTTCTTGACGTCGAGAACCTTGAGCTCGCCCGTTTCAATGTTCTGGTCAAGCTCGTACATCCAACCCTTGATTTGAATCTTCATTCAAACCTCCAGACCCCGTAAAGAGTCATTGACGTTTCAAAAGTGACTACCGGAATGTCGGTGATTGTGCTTGACGCATTCCAGCCGTGCCAGCTGATGGTGCCTGGTGGGCAGTCAAAGAATCCGCCGGCTCCGGTAAGGATATTTGCAGGAGGAAATCCGCATCCTGTAGTGGCTGTATAAGAAAATCCAAAGCACCCAAACATTTGATTTGTGCATTGAGAACAAGCAAGATTCCAACTAACAGTCTCGGAAAAAAGTCCTGGAGTGCTATCCAGCGAGTAGTTTCTGATTGAATCACCGGGTGACTCGCTCCAGTAATCCAAGATGTTGTAAGCAAGCACTGGGAACCCAACATTGCAACCAATAAACAACTGATCATTCGGAAGTTTTGGGTCTACAAGGTAGAAAGGCTGATCAGCAAACCCGCCCGGAAACTTTGGATATCGCTCGCGAAGAAGCCAAGACTCGTAGGCTTCATGCGTGTCAGCCTCTCCTTGAGAAACAGCTGTTGAATACTGAAGATTTACAGATGAAACACAAGAACCAGATGCAAACGTCTGAAGAAAATGAGACGAAGAGATGTTGGAAGGCGGGACTTTTTCTCCAGCAAGTATGAGCGGAAAACCAATACTGCAGCTAGCGACATTGATTTGCGAGAACTCGGTCTCTTTAAGGTCGGAGACCAAGGCAACCGAACCAAGAATTCCCGATGGCACGGATGCCAGGAAGAGAGTAGAACCAGCTGCGGCAGAAATTGCTGTTGCCGCTGCAGACAATGTGCCGCTAAACGTGTACTCGGTCCCCGAGTTGTTACGCAGAATGATTTGTCCTCCGGATGCAGATGCTTCCCACGGACCAGAAGCAATGGCTCCAGACCGAAGCTGGATTACTATTCCGTCCTTGTTCGAGCTTGCAACCGGCTTGTAGTAAAAGCTTATTGAAGTTGGAACACCAGTTCCGGCTCCACCCCAAGTGGAGCCGGTAGTGCTAAACCAAACTTGCGGTTCTCTTGAAACTGCTTGAAGCGTTGTTTCAACAGGACTGCAGCAGTTATCGTAGTTTGAACCCCAATCGAAATACGTGTCAACGCCTGCCGTGTATTCAATCTTGTAGTAACTAGCTGTGTACGAATACCTCATAACAACTGCATTGAAGTTGTTGCAGATCACCGTGTTGGTGCCAGGTCTCTTGTAGACAGAACCAGTGAAGGAATGAACCAAAGACGATGAGTATGACCATTCATACTCCTGGATCCAGTACCCCCCGCTGTTCTGAACGCGGTCGTAAATTACAGCAGTAAGGCTTTCAATCTTTGAGTTATGAACCCGGTAGGGCCTTCCGGCGATGCAAAAGGGAGCCGGCTGGTTGTTTATGTAGGAGTAGAAGCAAAGATCGGAGTAATCTCCGTTGCATTCAACTCTTGCCCTTCTGACGATCTTGCCGAAACCAGCTACGTCAAATTTCGGCAAGTCGTTGCTGCAGACAGCCGGGTCACATGCTGCAATCTGGCGACCGAGCATCAGCAGCCTCCGTCAATTCTATTTGGAGCGCTGAACCAGTACTCCAACACGCCGCTTACAGCAGACGTTTGCTCAAGTCTGACATACGTGTTTGCAGGAACGCTGCGGATGTAGTAGCTCGTACCCGTGATCTTGTCGCCAGTTCCGGCATCGACCGTATACCCATACCCCACCGTGCCGGTGTTTGCGCGCTCAAGTAGGTTGTACGCAGTAACAACCGAGCCGCCGGAAAGAGTCACGGTGTACGACCAGATTGACTTCGTTGCGTTCTTTGCGCCTACCGAGGTAATTTGCCCGTACAGCAGCCCACCACCGCCACCTCCGGTGTCCTGATATTCAACAACGGCGATGTTTGAAGTCGCTCCTGGCGCAACTTGCACCAAGCCTGTGCCGGTAAATTGGATTGTGTCAATTCCCGACAAGCTTGTCGGAACAGACGGATCCTCAACCGTAATCGTCGTAGTTGTTGCCGTTCCGCCAGTACCAGCAGGCTGAATGACAACCGGCGGAAGCGCAGGGGGAAGCGTGATGCCCGGAAGCGTAAACGTGGGATTCCCGAAGCTCGGAAAGGTAAGAGGCGGAAATCCAGGCTGAGCGTTACTACCGCCGAATGGAGCAAGCTCTGTCGAAATAAGGGCAGAACCCTCGCCTCCATAGACGAACTGGGGATTGAATCGGCGCTCGTGGCCGAACCCCACCATCCGAGGATCGCCGTCTTCGCCGAGAGCCATTAGATCCTCCAGGCCTGGCCAAGCGGATTGTCAACCGTGTCCTTCTCCCACGCCTTGGGCATACGCATCTGGATGTTGCTGTAGTGATCCATCGCAGTCTTCATCGCGTCACGGTACGCAGCCTGAATCATGCCAAAGTGCTCGCCGCTCAGCTTCCGGTAGCTCGCAAGCTTCATCGCACTGGCAGCCGCAATAGCCTCGTACAGCGGTTCGCTGCCCTCTGGCGCGATCTCGAACGCCGGCATGTTTCCGCTGGACGCGTAAGTGAACGGCTTCCTAAGCGTCGCCTTCCACGTTGTGCCGCTCACGTACTCCCACTTGCTGATGACCCGCTCCTCATGCACGGCAGTCGTGTTCAGGATGCGGAGCATCTGGCCCACATACGCGCTGGGCCTGCGGTCCCATGCACCCATCGTCGGGTTTGCGGCAGTGCTAATCGTCACCTCGTCCTTCGCCACGTTGAGCGTGAAAGACGAGACACCGCCGGTGGTATACGCGGCGCTGAAGTCACCGCTGTGGATGTACCACAGTTCCAGGTTCGTGTAGTCGGCATCCGGGTAAGGAAGGAAGCTGAGAAGGTTTCCCTCGATCTTCCAGTTCTGTCCCCGAAGGTTGTAGAGACCGCGAGGAATAGCCTCCTGCATGACCTGACCGCGCTCGTCTAGCTGGCAGATGCGAAGAATCTCGCCAACGCACGGGGGGATCTGGTAGTCAGACACGTTCCGAGTGATCGGAAACGAGAGCCGCTGCATGATCGTCCCGGTCGACGAGTTGTTGATGCGGCTCATCACGCTCGCGAAAGCGGGCTGCATGATGTGGCGAACGATGTAGTCGTCGCTGTACTTGGCCTCCAGGTCGGGGTCATCAAGGAACCCGCGAACCCGTTCAACCACAGTCTTCAGCATGCTTCCGCTTGAGTCCACGTTACACCGCCTTCGTCATTGACATGAGTTCGCTGACAGTCTCCGCGTACTGCTCGTTGCACTCGCTCGGAGCAGTCCAGCCAACCGCACCGGTCTCGAGCATCCGAGCGCCCTGCTCCATGTTGTGCTTCTTCATGTACTTGACCGCGTTCTTCTTGCTCTGGATGCGCTCGTCCTTCATGGCATTCCGGTGACTGGCTGCGCGACGCAGACGCTCCTTCATCGCAGCAACGGTCTCCTCGACCGGCCTGCACCTGGCGAGCAGTGCCTCCCCCACCAGCCGACCGCTTCCAGGCATGTCCGGAGGAAGGGGCATTGACTCGAGTTCAAGGGCAACAGGGCTATCGGTAATGGTGGGTGGAAAGATCCACTTGGCGAGGACCCAGCTCTTCGCGAGTTTGTGGTAGTAGACAAAGAGGTCCTGGATGCCGGTCATACGCCTGGCATACCGAATCCACTCTCCGTCCGGACATACCTCATGCTCGTCTCCAATTGCGAGTCCGGCAAGGGAAGCCTCGGTCTTAGGGTCGAAGACAATTTCGATCTCGGTCATGACATTCCTCCGCCCCGCCGAAATTTAGCGATGACCTTGTTATATTCCTCTCGAGTCATGCCAGGACGGGGACTAGTTCCTGTGATCCTCTTGTACATGTCTACCTCCGCCTGTGTCAAGCCCCTTCCGGGACCAGATGCAGGCTTAGGCGCAGGCCGCGGCAACCGCTTGGGCTTTGGCAGCTCAGGAGAAACATCCGGTGCTTCCCTGATCTTCCGTTGCAGAATCTCTCGCCAGCTCGGTTCGGGCTTCATCGCTTCTTCGCCATCTTCCTGAAGGTCTCAGCAAGCTTGTGGCGCCTGCTTCCGGGCGGGCAGGTGGGGCCGCCAAACTTAGGGCCGGTGCAAACGCCAGCCGTGCCCCGCTTCTTGATACTTTCCCTGACCTTGCCGATCCAGTTGGTGGGGTTCTTCGCCACGACATGCTCCTTATCGAAAGTGGGGCCGGCCCTTCGACCGGCCCCTGCGGGAGTCCCTGCCCGCCCACCCCTCAGGTGGTTCAGTAGCCCTTCATCTTGCCGAACGACATGCCCTTGGCACGGCCCTTCAGCTTCAGGCTCTTCTTGAAGCCGCCAGCCGTAGAAAGACCCTTGGGCTTCTTCGGTGAGATTGACCTCTTGATCTTGCGCTTGAATGCTGAGAGCGGGTTCACTTACGAGGACTTCCTTCTCCGCCAATGCCACCAGCAGTCATTGACGGCCGGGCAGCTCCGACTCCACGGGACAGGCGAGGATTGCGGGAGGCAAGAAGCGGGTTGTTACCGCGAATCTTGATCCTCATCTTCTTCTTGGGTGTCTGGTCCATTACTTGCAGCCTCCATTGCAGTTGCACATCATCTTGCCGCAGCTCTTGCAGCCCTTGACCTTGATCTTCTTAGCCATTGCCGAGTCTCCTTAGTCGCCGAATAGGCGACACCTTCTTGCCGAACGCGCCGTGCATACCAACACGGCTCTTCTCCGCCTTCTTCCTTGCCAGCTCCCCCCCACCCATCTCGCCCTTCGTCTTGGGCGTCTTGCTGCTCACGCGGCGGGTGGGGCGGCAGTACTCATTCGATCCGCCTGCACCGCACGGCTTTCCCGTCTTGGTGTCCTGCCACTTCTCCGCACCCCACCGCTTCAGGTTCGCGCCGGCCTGCGTCTTCCGCACGTTGCCGCTGGCTTTCCTGCACTTGGCCGTGGCCTGCGCTGCACGCGCCGACCACTTGCCGTACGAGGCCATCACCTTGCGGTAGCACGCGTCCTTCGCCATGTCAGCACTTCCAAGCTCTGCGCGCCTTGCGCAAACGACTGTTCGGATCCTTTGCAGCCTTCGGCCACATCTTCATCTGGCCCGCCGATCGGGCACAGAACGAGTCGCGACGAGATCCACCCTCGGGTTGCGGACGCTTGAGGTTTCCGCCCGTAGCGCGGTTGTAGGCACGCCGCCCGAGCTCAGTAAGCCCGCCAGCGGGATTCTTGTGCTTGGCCTTGAAATCGAAGCGCTTCTTAGCCATTAGAACGGGTACTCCGTTTCCCCTCTTTGAAACGCCCTATCAAGATCCTTATTCAAGTCTAGATCGCTTGGCTTTCCACCACGCTTGCTCAAAGCTCTTGCAAGAACCTTAAACATCCTGTCCCGAGAAGGCTGATCCTTGATCTTTGACTTGATCAAATTCCTAAGAGCTTTAGGAATATAGGAAATTCCATCTATCGGTTCCATCGCAACATCAATTTGTCTGCTCCTAGTTCTTTTCTGTGCTCGCTCAAGCCGCGTCTGCTTCCTGTTTGGTTGAAGAATGGCATATCTAGGACCTTTCATCCATTCAACACTAAGCTCGCCATCATCGCCCTCAACCAACACCTCACCACCTGCACGAGCTTCCTGATCCATGTTTTCTGCAAATTCGCTTTCAGGTCGGCGAGGTCCGATGAACTTGCGGCTTCCTTCCTTCACAAGCTCCTTGCGTGTAGAGGAGGGAGCGGTTCTGCCTTTGACCTTGACGCGCTTTGCCATGTTGGCATTTTAGCAAAGAAGAAGGGGTGTGCCCCGAAGGACACACCCCTTTTTGCCTTGCGTCGATAGGTGGCCTCTTACGAGGTCGCACCGTACTGACGGTCTTCGGTCACGCCATCAAGACGCATACCGGCCGGCTGATCCGGGACGAGCTGCATGCGCAGCATGCCCGGCATCTGAGCACCTTCCGTCAGCAGGCCAATGCCCGTCGACGTCTGGGGCTTCGTGATCGGCACCTTGATGCTGGAGTAACCCAGCGCCGGGGCGACGAACTCGAAGGGGATGAAGGACTCTGCCTTGTCGAACTTCTGGGTGCCCTTCGGCGACGGGGGCACGTACTTCTTCCAGTTCTGGCCACCCTTGCGGAGGCCGTACACGGTGCCAGACTCGATGTAGTTCGAGGTGTAGCCGGTGTACGTACGACCGTCGAAGGTGAACTTGAAGCCCTCCTGGCTGCCCTCGCTCGTGAGGCTCGAGAGGCGGCTGGTGCGGTCCAGCTGGTACTGGCCGATCTTCTGCGCCTCGTAGTTGAGCCACACGCCATCGCTGGCGATGAGGCAGTCAATGTACTGACCGTACTTCTCCTTCGCGCGGTGGAAGCCGCGGAGGTACTGACGGAGCTTGTGCTCGGTCAGGGTGCCGACGCCAGACTTGTAGAACGAACGGAACTCGGGGTGCGTGTTCACGTTGATCTGGTTGTTGCTATCACGATCCGGCCCGAGGAGGAACGCCGAGTCACCGGTGCCCGCCGCGTACTTCAGCCAGCTGTTGATACCGGCAATGCCGAAGCCTGCCGGCTCGCTAGCCGCGCTGTTGGCGAAACGGATCGTGTCGCCATTGGCAATCGAACCAGTAAGATCGACGCCAAGAACGGTGACGTACACGCGATTCAGGATCTCGTCGACAGCAGTGACGTAGGTGCTGATGCGGTTTCCGGAGGCATCCTCGTTCTCACGGGTGGTGCCCGCCGAGTTCCAGATGTCGATGCGCATGCCGACGGCATAGCGGTCGATGTTCAGGTTGCTCGGGATGAAGTTGAACGTGGTGTTCGTAGCGAACCCAAGTCCGTCGATGGAGGAGATGGTACCAAGGGTGAAGTTGGTGTTGTCCTGCATGTACCAGTAGTTGCACAGGGTGTGCGCGATCAGGCGAGCATGGCCCTCAAGCTTGGGGGCAATGACTTCGCCGATGAACGCGGGGGTCGCCTCGGCCTGCATCTCACCCATGGTGACGAGCAGGTTGGAGACCATCGCCTTCATCTGGACGCCCAGACGGTACGGCTTCGCGAGAGCGCCGTCGGTCGGGTCGGGCCAAGTCTGGGTCAGCGACTGCTTGCTGAACTTGGCAGCAACGTCGGTGACCGTGTCGCCGAGCATCGTGAAGTTGGCATTTGCGCCACCCTCAAAGATGCCGGCCATCGAGCCCATGTAGATCTTGAGGATCTTCATGTCCTTGCCGATGAGATTGGCCGGGCCGACGCCCTGGCTAGTGACCGTGGTGTCCCGCCACGCCGGGTCGAGGGACGGAAGGAACACCTCGATGTTCTTGTTGAGGATTTCCTGGATGCGGTTGGCCTGATCGCCAAACAGCGTTCCAGTCGTAGAGATGTAAGGCACTTTTGAACTCCGTCCTTAGGACGGTTGGAATTGCGTACGGTCAGACCTTCGTTTCCCCACCAGCCGAGGAGTCCGCGGCAAGGCGGGAAAGCGCGTCAACGTTGAACTCGCGAACCGCAGTGTCCACCGACCCTCGGTCCATGCCCTTCTTGAATTCGGGGGGCGTGACCGGAGCCTTGGACTTGAGGAACTCGAGCTCGCCATCTGTTTCCGGCGACCGGCCGAGGCCGTTGATGTCGCCGATGACCGTGCGATAATTTCCTGCAACAGCCTTTGCCGCCTTCGCGGCCTCGTCCGCGACCCAGTCCTCGCTGAACCGTCCGCCCTCGGCATCACGCCGGGAGTAGAGGTTGCGGAGGGTGGTCTCGCGGACCTGCTCCTGCAGAGCTCGCCAGGCACCCGCCGCATGATCGCGGCCACGGGTCTTGTCGAGCGTTTCCAGCATCTTAACGATCTCCGGGTTCCCGTCAATGGCGGAAACCACGTTCTTGTCCATCTGTTCCTTGAGCAGGCGCAGTCGCAGCTCGTTGGTCTGCCGCAGGGCAGCCTCGGCACGCTCCTCCGCAGCCCGCGTGGTCTTCTTCAGCATCTGCTCGATCTGGGCTTCCTCGCTCACGTCGGCCTCCTGATCCCCATCATCCTCGCCATCCACGTACTCCTGCGCGTACTGGCGTGCCTCGTCGTCGCTGAACCCGGCTCCGCGCAGCACTTCATACGCCGCCTGGACGTCCGGGCTCTCGCCGCGCATCAGCTTCGTCGCATTGCTACGAAAGTTCTCAAGCGAACTGATCCGCTGACGAGCTTGCTCGACCTCTTCCCGGGCCTGCTGCTGCGCCTGGAGGATCTCGCCGAGGGTTGCGGTAGTGCCATCCTCGAATTCAAGTTCGGTGTCCAGATCGATTCCTTCGTCTGAACCAGTGTTCTGATCATCAGCCATTTGCTACTCCTTGAGGGGGTTGTGCTCCGGGACCGATCCGACCTGCGACCCCACCAGCCTGCTGGGGGTTGACGATTGCGACGTCGTCGGGGTTCGGGACCATTGCGGGTAGGGACTGTCCCATGAACGAGATCAGGGACTCACGGTACGACTTGAACGCGTCCTGCACGGCAGGGCTCGCCAAAGTCATGATCGGGTTGGACATGAACGCGCTCAGCACGCGCAGCTGAAGGTCGGGACGCGCCGTGTGCGGAGTCACGACGATCTGCTGGCTCTGCTGGCCGTCGCCGTAGAGCAGGAGGATGTTGCGGATGATGCTCTCATACGCGCTCTTCTCCTCCTCCATCCACATCGCGAAGTCGATGCCCTCCTTCATCGCGAACAGCTTCAGGCCCTCCGGATCGGTGACGCCGGCCTGCAACAGGCCCATCGCCTCCTGCTTCCGCACCACCTCGCTGCGGGGGCTCGTGTCCTTGACCGTGAAGCTGATCTGGCTGAAGTTCGGAATCGGGTTCTTCTTGAAGTTGACCGTGCCCTCCTCGGGATCGATCACCGCACCCGCAAGGTCCAGAGTCAGCTTGTTGACCGGGATAGCACGGTCGCTGACCAGCATCTCCCTGCTCGCCTTCTGAACCAGGCTCTTGTACATCCCGCCGAACGCAGCCTGCACGCCGCTGGTGGGGTTCGTCATCGCCTTGCTGATCTGCTCGTCGAGGAACTGCAGGCCGCTCGCGCTGTCCACCCGGCCCTTCTCCGCAAGCAGATCCTGCACCGGGCTCAGGCTATCGCTGATTGACTTCGCGAACTGAGCGACCTTGCCGGGGACGTCGCCTGCATTGAACGGCTGGATCACGAGCGGCTTGAAGTCGTCGCCGAGCAGCGCGTCCTTGCTGTAGCTCATGTACCGCAGGCCCTTGCCGATGTCGCGCATTACCGCGCGCTCGTTGATCGTGCCCTGTGGCATGACCAAGACGCCGTACTTGTCGATGTCACGGATGTTGTTGAACAGGCTCTTGAGAAGCCGCTCCATCTCGCGCACGATGCCGAACATCAGGTCAAACAGGCCCGCACCGTGGAACGTGCCATTGTCCATGAACCGGGCAAAGCCGATCGGGCAATACGACTCAACATCGTCAAGCTCAATGTCCTGAAGAACGATGTCACCGCTCGAGACGACGTAGCGACTGACGGTTCCGCGAGGGCCGTCAAGCCAGAGTTCCCTGACCTTGACGACTTCCAGGTCGCTGTCGTTCGGGATTCCGTTCATGGCTCCGCTGCTTGCGGAACTGAGGATATAGCCGTTGCCGGGACTGTCGGCCGGCTCCTCCATGTCGTGGCCATACTCCCAGCTCCATGCGTCCATGCGTTCCTTGTTTCGATTGATGACCTTGTCACCGAACCGATCGCGAAGGAACTTCATGGGCACGACTCGCTGGCGAATCATGCCGCGTGCCTTGGTGTGATCCATCCCGAGGCTCGGGAACGGCAGCAACTCCTTGGGGTGAACAACCTCAAGATCGCTCGTCAGGCCGATGGTGGGGTGATCCACCATGTGCCCAGTGATTCCGCAAGATCCCATCAATGCAAACACGTAGTTGAAGTCGCGCTTCACCTTCTCCAGCTGCTGGTCGCTCACGACCGCATCTGCCACTAGCTGCGCAACGCTGCGCTCCCGGATCCCGGCAAGGCTATAACCCTGCCTCAGCGCACGGGGGCGCAGGTCCATCGTGTTCAGTCGCGCCGTCGTCTTGTCGATGATCGACATGAGCTCCGTGCTCTGGAACTCCATGTTTCCCTCTTCATCGAGGTAGTGAGGCACAACCCTTGCAGTCCTCGGATCGAACACGTCGAACCGGCGGAAGCCGTTGAGGTAGTACCACGCCAGGATCCACAGCGTCCTGCGATACGTGAGCTTCGTAAGCTCTCGCTCGCAATGCTGGTCGATGATCCGACCGAGGATGTTCTTGTCTTTCGGGAGCGTGTAACCGTCAGTTGCCATCTTGCTTTCGCTTCCTTAGGGACTTCCATCCGGGCGGCATGTCCTCAAAAAGTTCGACACCCTTGAGGTTGAACGACGATGCAGGAGTGGGATCAGGCTGCGGGACCTTCTGATCAGAAGGAGTAGCACTCATCCCATCCGGGATCTCTTGCCCATAATAAGCCTGAGCAAGCATCTGGAAGTATACGAAAGGAATCGTGACGTAAAGAGGGTTAGACCCGCGATCCGCGTTTTGCATTGTTCTCTCCTGACATGCCCTCGAGAAGTGTCGTGAGCGGCATGTTATTGAAATTCATGGCTTCCACGGCAGGAATACCCCCACCAATCGAGTCCCCGATGGTTCCGTCCGCAATCATCTTTGAGAAGTCAAGGCCCTGCTCTTCACCCACAATCTGCCTGTCCAAACGGCCCCTGACCACAAACATGCTCATGGCCACGGTGTCGATGAAGTCGTCGTGCTGGAGGCCGCCACTTTCCGCGTCCGGGTTGAACTGCTCGATCTGGTCGAACAGGAGACGCCACGGGAGCTGCCCCCTGCGCCACGTGGGGAACTTTATAAGCCCGTGCTCGAACCGGTAGTGGAGGGCGTTGATCTTGGCCGTCTTGTCCAGCGTGCCCACACGCAGTGGCACGATCCTGGGCGGGATCTCTCCAGTCACCTCGGCTGCCTTCTGGCGGACCATGGACTCCATCGCGCTGTACAGGCCGAACGACTGACGCACCACCTCCGGATGGATCGCCGGACACCCCCACCTGCCTGACATGGCGAACGACTGCTCGATCAGCTTCTGCTCCCGGCACTGGGCTCCCCACGTGTCCAACACGAACAGGCACGCGTCCACCGGGTCGTATCCCATGAGCGTACAGACCTTGAAGTCGCTGTCGCTCGTCGCCGTGTAGCTGGTGTCGACGGTGATGAACATCCGGACCCGGTCCTTCAGGAACTGGGCCAGCGGCATCTTTTCCAGCAATCCGCTCTTCCCGTTCCAGCAAATCGTCGCTTCGCTGTTCTTGGGATCCGTATCTACGAGGGGGTCTGGGTTCTCCAGCCACCAGCCGTGCTTGGCCGTGGACACCTCGCCGAAGTGCAGGTCCTCGGCCTCGCCAGGCTGGGCCAGGTACTCGGCCATGTAGTTGTGGCTGCCGATCATCTCCCGGATCTCCTCCAGGCTGACTAGCCCCTTCAACTTGGGATCCGTATCCTTCGACTTCCGATCCAGCGGCCACATGCCTGGCCAGCAGGACTTCCGCACACCCTCCTCCTCGTACTCCGCCTTCAGCACCAGGCGCGCCCACTGGTCGAAGCGGGGATCCCTCGCCACCGGGCCGGTGGGGGTCGGCTCCGTCGCCATCGCGTGCCATGCGTAGTGCCGCCGGCTCACGAAGGTAGCCAACCACCGGACGCTCGTGTCGCGCCGGGTCACCATGGGAATGACCACCTTGAACAGCAGGCGCTCCATGTACGAGCGCAAGATGCTCATGCTCGTGCTGGCCTTCGGGTCGTACTCCGGGTCGTCAAGCGCGTACACGCGGGGACGTCCGCCACGCTGCCTGCTCTCGGCGCTGATCGCCCGGAACCAGCTGCCGTTGTTCAGGTACATCATCTCCACGCCGAACGATCGCTCGCCGCGCTTCGGCGTGATCCGGCCATCCGGGAACTCGGGACCCCAATCGTCCGAAAGACGCTGGTTGCCGAGGAACTGGGTCTTCAGGACCTGGCTTGTTTGCTCCGCGTTGTCCCCGCTGCTCGTGGCGTAGATGAAGGAGTACGCCGGGCGGCTAACCATTTGCAGGAGTGCCGACTTTCGGAAACAGTTGCTCTTCGCGAAACCGCGTGGTGCGATTGCCACGCTCTTGCTTGCGAGCGCCCACAGCCGGTAGATGGCGAAGTGCCCGAGCGGCGACTCGATTGGATCATCGTCGTAGAAGTATGGGTTGAAGTCCTCGTCCCAGTCCGGGTACAGGTAGTACCGGTCGAAGAAGTTGATGCACGCGGCAAGCGCATGCGCTCGGTCAGAGGGATCGCCGCCGAGCTGCCACTGCTTGCACGCGTTGACGCGAGCCAGTCGCTGTCCCTCGGGAGTCAGCGTCAGGTAGTCCGCAGGCAGCGGGTATAGATCATTTCCGTGTCTGTCGATCCTAAGCGTCAAGTACCCACCAGCCTCACAGCAGCGATTCGCATGAGCGCGACGGAGAGCATCTTGTGGTCAGTGACGAATCGACCGAGGTCTTCCGCAATTCGGAACCACTCGACAGACGGCTTGATCTGAGCCCTGAACATCTCACCGATCTGCTGAGGGTCAGCATCACGAAAAAGAGTCGGCTCTACGACACCCAGGTCCAGAAAGATCGGTGCTCCGATTCGCCAGCACTCAATCGAATCAAGTCGATTGATGAGCTCGAACACGGGAAGCAGGTGATCAGGAATTGCGGGCGGGGATGAACTGGGCTGCGAAGGGGAGGCTTTCGGGGACTTGGACATGATCCTTGCTCTCTTGGAGGGACTGAACGAGCTTGGACGTCGAGCTGATCTTCACCGTCTGGTTGCCCTCGACGTGCGTGATCTCGGCGTTCCGGCTCTGAATGATACCGTTGATCTCCGCCGTCTCCCTCACGACGCCGCGCAATTGCTTCATCGCAGCCATCGCCACCTTCGGGTCGGGATCACGGCTGAACTCGACCAGCCGCTCGACCTCCTCCCGCACCTCCCACCCGCTCGCCTTCAGCGCGAACGCAACGCCATCAAGCCCGAAGTACGAGCGAATCGTCTCATCCCCGGACTTTGCTGGAAGCTGCTTCAACGCCCACCTCGCTTCCGAGCCATCCTTGAGAACAGGGTTTCCTTGACGCTAGGTCCCTTGCCTGGTCGCTTGTAGATTGGCTTTCGGGAAGCCGGACCAACGCTACGAGGCTTAGCCGATTCACTCCGAATTTCGGGGACAGAGGCGCCAGCATTACGGGTCTCAACAAGTCTCATACGCCCCGAAGGGCCGTAGTACTCGGTTACGTCAACAGGCAGGTGGGGCCCCATCTCCCTCGGATTCAAGACCGCACCGTGAGAAAGAAGGATGGAACGAAGTCGATCCATCTTCTCCGCAGGAGAGAACTCGGTTCGGGCCCTGCGCTTTCGGGCAAGAGCGCGGACTTCAGCAGGCGTAATCTCGGGGCCAGCACCGCGTGGCTCGGGCGAAATCTGCGGCTGCGGCTTCTTTCGACTGGCAGCACCCTTTGCTTCACGTTCCTTCCGCTCGCTCTCCATCAGGTTGAGAACGGTCTGGCGCAAGGTGTCTCCGCTACCAACACCCTCAGCCTTGGCCTTCTCTACCAGACGGCGCAGCTCGGCAACTCGCTTTGAGGTGAACTTGGGCTTTCTCCGCCCGACGACTCCGCCAGGCACCTGCTCAAGGCGACCTTCCTTCAGGTCTTCAATGTCCTTACGGGACATCCGCATCTTCGGCCGAGCCTTCTGCACGGCAAAGGCAAGCTCGGTGGGGGTCTTGCCGAGCGCCTTGGCCTCGCGCCCGGCGCGGCCGCGCTGCTTCTCCTCAACGCTCTTTACCTTCTTCGACTCAACGCCGGTAACGGGATTGGTTGTACGGCTGGGCTCGAAGGTTCCCTTGGTGCCGAACATCTTGTTCAGCGTGCGCTGAAGGAGGATTGCCGCCTTGGCGTTTCCTTCCTTCGCCATCTGGTTCAGCCGAAACAGCTTTGACTTCTCGAACGGAGGACGGCTGGCTTCGGGGAAGGCCGAGCGCTCGTTGTACATCTTCTCAAGCAAGCTGTTGCTGTAATACCTGATCTTCCCGTCCTTGAACGTCCAATTGAGCGGCTTGCCTCCGCTGTCGGTCTTGCGGTCGTACGGCTTGGTAAGCACGCGATCGCCGGGCTGCGGAGTCCCCACCATCCGAACCTTGCCGCCAGTGGCACCTGGTCCCTTGTAGGGCTCGTCGGGAGTACTTGCGCGCTCCTCCCGTTCCTCTGCGCCCTTGGCCTGAACCATCAGGCTCTCAAACATTTCCTTGCGCTTCTCCTTGTTGAGGCGTCCGCGCATGCGCTTCTCGACGGTAATGAGCTCCTTTGCGACCTTGCGCTTCGCATCCTCGAGCATCTGCTCGACCTGCGGAGGCGTTCGGTTCATCTGCTCCGCAATGTCGTAGATGTTCTGCTTGTGGCGAATGGAGAGCATCAGCGCCTGTCGCTGCTCTTCCGGCAGCGCGTCGATGATCTTGTTGATTGCGCCACTCTGGAGAAGTTCCGTGACGGGAGCGCGGGTCACGCCCTTGCGCCTGCCGCTGGGCAGTGGAACTCGGTCTGCCTTGTCCTCGCGCTTGATCACGCGATCGGCAAGCTTGCGACCGGCATCGCTGTCAAGGGCTTCGATTGCCGCGTCATACAGTCGGGGAGGAAGAGACGTCTCAATTCCCTGACTTGCCTTCTGGTTCTTGCGGAGACCTCGGATCCGCTTCATCGCCTCGACTTCTTCACCGGTGCCTGGATCCCGCTCGCCGGCAATTGGGTAGCGCTCGTCGATCTTCTCAAGCGGATCAACAAACTGCTTGACCCGGCTAGCAGCGTCCTTTCGCTTGATCACGTCCTCGAGGTTGAATAGAACGGCCGCAAGTACAGGAGCCCTGTCCGGCGTGATGTCCTGGTTTTTGACAAGCTTGTTTACGAGAAGGCGAACCGTGTTCTTTCCGAAGGGATCCTTGGCCTTCGCCATCAGCTCAATAGCCATCTGAATCTCGGCCTTGGAAAACGTATTGGCCTTGTTCGGGCCAATAGGCTTCTTGTAGCCACCATCAGAAGGAATTGTTTTAGGTTCCCTGCTTGCCATCTGCCTGCTCCTGTTCGCCGGACGGGATCATTCTAAGCACAAACCGCGTCAGTTCCTCGGCGGCACTGCGAATTGCCACGCGATCCGCATCGTGGACCGAAAGGCCACGGATGCGCCGGCTGTCGGTGATGGCTCGGACGACGGAACGCCAGTTCTTGCGGATCTCGGACGGATTGACCTTGGTGCGAAACTTGAACTTGTGGGAGCTCGACGGCTTCATCATCGAGTTCGGGCCAGAGAAATCCTTGCGGCCTGGCATCGACAGGTTCTTCATGCACACCTGGAAGGTGGCGGGATCGACGAACCCCACCCGCCCGAGCACGATGATCGGGCAGCAGATGGCGCGGCACAGTGCGCGGAACGAACGGCGCTGCGTGATGCCGAACGGGCGCAGCTCCTTGATGTAGTACTCCTCCGACATGAGGCGAACGCCCCTGCCGAAGGAGATCACATGCTGCTCGCCCTGCTCGCTCAATAGAACTTGCCGGGGAAGTAATACATGCTGCGCGGATCAGAGGCGCCTTCGACCATCGGCTCAATCAGCTGGTAAAGCGGCTCGAGCGGGTTGCGGGGCGCCGCGCGCATGGTCGGACCCTGCACGGGACGCAGACCGGCCGGGGGAGCAAACCGGTTGTTGCGCGGGTCAATCAGGAAGTCACCGAAGTTGCGCTCCACGTAGCCGGGGATCTGACCGATGGCATCCGCGGCCTGCCCGGCGACATCGAGGCCGGTACGGCGATACTCGCCGAGGGCTTCGTTGGCGCGATCAAAGTCGTACTGGTCGGAGTTGAAGTACGCCGGGCCCTGCGTTGCAAGTCCGGAGATGATGTCGCCGGCTTCGCTTGCAAGTCGGTTCGGCATCGAAGGCACAAGCGGGTTGTCGCGGTTCATCGCGAACCGCTGCTCCTGGGTCTGTCGAGCGCGCTGCATCTCCGGGGAGAACTGCATGGAGGGAGCGGGCGCACCGGAGGGCGCGGAGAACGCACTGGAAATCAGGGCATTGCTGCGAGTCTGATCGGGAGAAACACGAGCCTGCTTAGCCGGCTTGCGACTTGCAAGCTCACGGTCAACGGCGGCACGGGTGTCGGCAACTTCGGCGCGACGCTGGTTGTCGTACCGAGCCTGGCTGACGGCCGCAGGCACGTACTCGGCCTTGGGTGCGGCGGGCATTCGGGACTCGGCGCGGGCCTCAAGCGCGTTGAGGTACTCGGAGGGAACCTCCGGGGTGGTGGGGGAATACGCCTGGCTCGGCGTGGACACCGGCTGCTTGAGCAGGTCAAGGGGACTGACGCGGCGCTCGGGCACGGGCTTCTTACGAGCCTCGCCGATCATCTCAATCGAACGAGCGGAGGCAGCCTTGTTCTTTGCCTCGCGATCAGCGCGGTCACGGTCAACGATTGCCTTTGCGGCACGGGCCTTGATCTGTTCCTTCTCGGTTCGGGCTGCGGTTTCCTTTGCCTTGCGCTCCTCCGCCTGCTTGCGTCGCTTGGCATGGAAGGCTTCCATCGAAGCTTCGCGTTCGGAACGGGTTCTTGCGCGACCGCGCTCACGGGGATCGGTGCCACTGGTGCCGAGCACGCCGAGACGGCCGTGAGCGGGGTGCGCGTAGTCTGCGGAAGGTCGGCGATTTCCACCGAAGTCGCTTGACGGAATGAAGAAGATCGACATAATGGTCGTTCCAACAAGGAGAGAAGATGACAGACTGGTTGCAGCAGCCGTTGCAGTCCCTCGAGCCCGTGAAGGTCGCGAGGAGAATCCTGCAGAGACAGTTTACAGCACCCGGCGGAATGCGCGGGCTATGGAGATGGAAGAATGACTGGTGGAGCTGGGAGGGCGGAACGTGGCGCGTCCTCGACGAGGAGCGGATCAGGGACCGTGTGTGGCTCGTGCTCGAGGATGCCGTGTTCGAGCGGCAGACCCAGAACGGGCCAGTGCTGGTGCGGTACAGCCCAGACAAGCAGAAGGTCGACGGGGTCGTCCGTGCGCTCGAGGCGCTGGTTCGCATCGAGGCTGAGGAGGTTCCGCTCTGGCTTGCGGAGCCGGATGAGCGGTTCCCCGTGGGGTCGACTGTTGCTTTCCGAGATCGGCTGGTTAATGTAAGGACGCTGGAGACCATGGAGCGACCGGCGAGGTGGTTTGACACGGCCATTCTGCCGGTGACGTACCAGCCAGATGCCCCCACCAGCCGTTGGTTGCAGGCGGTGTCGGAGTGGGGTGAGGGTGATCCCGTGTGGGCTGAGCTGCTGGCGCGGTGGATGGGCTATTGCCTCATGGGTAGCCGTCAGTATGCGCGGTGGATGCTCATGTACGGGAAGATCCGTGGGGGTAAGGGCACGATCAGCAGCGTGATCCGGAAGTTGGTGGGGCGCGATGCGTTCATGGGCGCGAGCCTGGAGGACCTGGCCGGCGGGTTCGGCATGGATGGGCTTGAGCGCACGAAGGTGCTGAGCATCAACGAGGTGAGTGAGCTGGATGGGAAGAGCGGCGAGCGGGTGTGCCGGGTGGTCAAGAACATCGTTGGCCGGGACCCGATGACCGTGGATGCAAAGTACATGAGGCAGCAGCGGAACGTGATCGTGAACGCGGCGGTCATCATGCAGAGCAACGAGATCCCCGTGCTGCCCAATAAGGGGCGCGGGTTGAGTGGGAAGATGCTGGTTCTGCCTTTTGAGGTCAGCTTTGAGGGCAAGGAGGACCTGGATCTGGAGGGGGAGCTGGATCGGGAGTTGGCGGGGATTGCGGCGTGGGCCGTGGCTGGAGCGCATCGGCTGGAGAACAGCCGGGCGTCAGAGAGGTGGCCGGTGCCGAAGGCTGCGGAGCGGGCGGTGCACATGTACCACCTGCAGAACAACCCGTTCGATGCGTTCCTCGAGGCGCGGTTCGTGCAGCGGAAGGACGGGTTCGTGAGCAATGGAATGGTCCGTGCGCAGTGGGAGGCGTGGACCAAGGCGAACAAGATCCGGATGCACGTGGCGAATAACATGCTGCCGATGAAGATCGCGCAGGGCAGCAGCTGGGACCTGAGGCAGGTGCGGCTGGCTGAAAGTCAGGGGCATGAGCGGGGAATTGCTGGGATGAGCCTCCGGAAGGAGTACGATGATGAGCACTAGGAGGCCCGATGAACCCAGACCAGAACGAGATGATGGGCTGCGAACAGGTGATGGGGGTGGTGATGGGCGATGTCAGCCAGAGGGCGAATGCCGCATTGAAGTATCTGGACTGGCTCGAGGGGGTGACTGGGCCACGCTGGATTGGTACCGACAAGGGAGCCGTCAAGCAGGACGGACGGAAGGCAAGCGACGGCGAAATTGAGGTCCGGAAGGCAGCTCTGCACTATTTGCGGCTGCACTTCCTGGGCGAGATGGACTAAACTAGGCCTCTTCTCTCCATGCGCCCCCTGCCGTTCTCGGACGGTGGGGGGTGTCTTTTATGCAGGGGGTGGGTGCATATGCAGGGATGATACCGGGGGTACCGGACTGACCTGTGCGTTTCTATCCTTTATATATATATGTCTCTACGTAAGAAAGAAGGGTTGGTATTACTGGTACGGGTTAGGGATTTGGTAGGGAATTTTGAGAGGGATTGACCCTTTCCCCCACAGGCTGACGCCACGCCGGGGGCCGCGCCCCCCTCCGCTGCGCACGCCTACACAGCCAGCCTACCGCAGGCCGATAACACACGCCACAGGCACGCAGACCACAGCCGTTGACGCTCACGCTCTTGCGAGTCGGCAAGGATCCTCCCCCCCTGCTGCGAGGGGGGAGATGTCTTTTCTTTCCGCACGTCGCGGATACGGCATCTTCCTCTATACCACACGTTCCGCGAAAGGAACACGCCATGAAGCAGTCCGAGTTCGCCGCCATCGTCGCCTCGCTCCAGTCCGAGATCGCCTCGCTCAAGCAGCAGGTCGCCGCCCGCCCCGCGATGGAGCGCGACACCACGGTCGTCGTCGTCGACCGCCTCGCGCCGTCGGAGTCCGGCAAGCCCCGCGTCCGCGTCCGCATCAGCAACACGGGCGCGAAGCCGATCGTCGTGCAGCCGGGCACCGAGCACTCGTTCTTCGCCAACGAGTTCGTCCGCGACATCAGCGGCGGCAAGCGCAACGGCTTCTACTGCCGCCCGATGACGGACGGCGTCAAGCCGATCGGCGAGCAGCAGGGCTCGCCCGCCGCCGCGAACGCGATCGCCGCGGCCACGCCTGCGCCGGCGCCGGTCGCGTCTGACGACGATCAGAAGTTCTGAGCCGATGCAGCGGGAGGGGGGCTGGAGCAATCCAGCCCCCTTCGCGCCGGCTAGCGCCTGGGCGTCCCTGGGGCGACCTTTCCCACCCCGCCGTCTCTGCTGTTTCCCCCTCTCTCTGGGGAGGGGGTGTTTTCTCTTTCCCCGACGCAGCGCGTGCTGCGTCCTCACCACAGTCCGCGAAAGGACACGACCGTGCACAAGACGAACGAACTCACCGACTTCCTCCACGCCGCAATCACCGCTCAGAAGGTGATCATCGAGCGGCAGGCGGACCTGATCCAGCGCCAGATGGAGATGATCCGGACGCTCATGTCCGACCAGCGTCAGATGGTGCAACTCGTCAGGACGCTGAGCCTCGACACCGTCGCCCAGAAGAACGACTACACCGCCCCGGAGGTCGTCCTCGACGGCAGCGCCGTCAAGTGGGAAGACGACAAATCGGAGGACATGGACCCGGAGCCGCACGGCAGCCGCGACCCCATCGGTCCGCGTGACCTGATGCCCGAGTGCCAGGCCTGCGGCAACTCCGTCCCGCTCGACGCCGACTGCCGGTGCTCCGGCTGCGGCAACGGCTGATCCACCGGGGCGATGCGACCGCCCCATTCCCCCACCATCCGAAAGGACACGACATGAAGACCTGCCCCAACTGCGGCGGAAACATCATCGGTGACGGCGTCACCACCCCTCTCGCCTGCGAGAACGTCGACACCGCTCTCGTACCCGAAGAAGTCGACGGCGACATCATCTTCTGCGACCGCTCCGAGGACTACGAAGACCAGGTCCTCCCACGCTGAACCCACCCACACCCACCCCGAAAGGACACGCATGGACAACCCAACCCGGTGCGAGTGCTGCGACAAGGAGTTCACCGACTCCGACGACGCCTGGCCCTGCACCCACCACGAGCCGGACGGAACCCCCGACACGTACTACCTCTGCCGCAACTGCATGGGCGTCGACCCCAAGGAGACCTGACATGGACCCGATCATCTACCTCACCATCTCGCAGACCCAGGGACAGGCCGTCATGCAGATCACCGGCCAGCGCATCCAGGACCTCTCGGAACGGCTCACCTACGACCACACCACCACGTCCCGCTCCGACCTGCTCTGCCAGATCAAACTCCTCACCGAAATCATCGCCGAGGTCAACCACGCCATCCGCCGTGCCGATGAAGCCAAGACGTTCTGACTTCCTCCTTTCACCCTCTCTCCTGTGGAGAGGGTGTTCTCTTTCTTTCTTACCCCTGGGACTACCACTCCCACCTCGTTCTCCTCCCGTGCGGGGGGAGTGCTTGCGCACCCCCCGCACGGGGGTGCAACCGTTTCTTTCTTCTTACTTCTTTCCTTACTTCGGAGATTGCCATGACTGAGATCAAGTTCGACTCGCTCGCCAACGCCGACTTCGGCACGTTCGCCAACCCGACGCCGACCGACTACCCGGCCGGCCGCTACTCCGCCACCATCAACCGCGTCGTGCCCCAGACCGCCGACAAGTCCGGCAAGTTCTGCCTCCGCTTCCAGGTCCAGATCGCCGTCGACAAGTTCGAGGGCAAGCCGCAGCTCCGCCTGAACGACTTCGTCTCCTTCACCGGACCGAACGGCTTCATGTGGGCTGGTGCCAACGTCTTCTGCGACCTGGCCGTCATCTCCGGCCTCGACCGCGACGAGGTCTACGCCAGCTGCAAGAACCTCGCCAAGGCCCTCGAGTCCGGTGACATCCTCGCCATCCGCGACACCTTCCTCGCCTTGGCCGAGGTCGCCAAGACGTTCGTCGGCTCCCGCATCGCGCCCAACATCGCTTGGACCGAGGACGGGAAGTTCGCCAACGTCAGGGGCAGCAAGACCGTGCCGTCCTATGTCTCCGCCCGCAACGAGACCGACCCCGGCGCCTCGTTCACCGGCGACGACTGCGACATGGAGCGACAGCCCAAGCCGAAGCGCAACCTGAAGGCTGTCCGCCGCTGATCCATCCGCTCGCTCCCCCACCGGCCTCTGCTCTGCACGCCGGTGGGGGACGGGCATCGCGAAAGGAATCCGATGTCCACCCACAAGCCAATGCTCCCCTCGCTCGCCGTCTCAGCCCTGCTCGTCCCGCTTCCATTCTCGTCCTGGGTCGTCCGCCACGCGGAGATCGACGCTCACACCCCGTCCACCCTGCCCAACCTCCCGCTCACCGAGGACCACCGTCCCTACCTCTCGCCCCCATCCTCCGACGCCATCGAGCCCATCCCGTTCCCGGCCGAGGACGACGGCACCTTCGCCGAGGAGTTCTCGTTCCGCGCCGCATGGGAACTGACCCGATCGCTCGAGTCCCTGCCCCCAGCCTGGCGCTCCGCGTACCGTCGCTGGAACCGCACCCTCTCCGAGCAGCACCGACTCTCGATGGCCGCAGGCGGAGCGCACCGCTTCGCACAGCACGAGCCCATCGTCATCCACACTCCGCCCCGTCCTCCAGCCCCGACCGTCATCCTCTCCGGCCACGCGACCGATGTCCGGCGCGCCATGCGTTCGCGCCTGTACCGCCGGCTCGGTATCGTCCGCTGCGCCCGCACCAATCGCCTTGCCCGCGACCCCGACTCGTCGTGGACATCGCACGCACCACTCGACCGCCGCGTCCTGTGGGCGCAGCCCTCCTGATCCGTCGACAGCCCTCCGTAACTCGGTGGCGTCCCATAGGGACAATGCCTTCCCGTAGTGGAAACAACCGATGGCGGGCAACCGTAGCAGCCAAAGTCCCGGCTAGCCGTACGACCCAGGGCAACTGATCCTTTCGCATCCCCCGCGCAGGGCCGCGTTGCGTCCCCTGCGCGGGGGACTTCTTCTTTTCTTGTCCGCCTCCGGACCAAGTCATCCCATGTCGACCCCCATCACCGCCAAGTACCAGATCTTCTGCGCCATCAACACCTACGGCCGCATCATGCAGGTCTGGGGCACACCGTCCGGCGCATTCCCCGAGGTCATCGCCACCGACTTCCCCGACCCAGACACCTGCACAACCCACCTCGTCTGCGCAACCAACTCCTTCACCGAAGCCTTCCGCTCGTGGTCCGGCAACGCCCACGTCTGCCGCAACACCTGCCGATACCTCGCCGTCAGCTGCCACACCATCAACCCCGAACTCGAGGACTGAACCATGCCTGCCCCCACCAACCACCTCTATCTCCACTGCGGCGCGTCCGAGATCGCCTTCGATGACCTCGCCATGATCGTCCCGCCCGAGCCCACTCCCTCGTGGCACCCCATCCCCCACGCCAGCTACGTCACCGCCATCCGTGACTCCATCTCCATGCTCGGCGGTCGCATCACGTCGCAGACCCTCGCCATCAAGCCCGGTCACACCGGCGCCGACAAGCTCTTCGGCCTCATCGAGTTCGAGCATCCGCGCATCACACCCCGACCCTCGGGCACCGTGGGCTTCGGGTTCCGCGGATCGTGGGACAAGACCTTCGCCCAGTCCGGCATGCTCTCGTTCCGCACTTTCGTGTGCGACAACATGGCGATGTCCGGCGGCGATGCCATCTCGTTCCACCGCAAGAACACGCCCGGTCTCGCCGACAACTACGAGACCACCATCGCCACGGCCATGATTGACTTCATCGCCCACGCGAACCGCTTCGTCGGCACGCTCAACGACTTCGACATGTACGCCCTGCCCGACACCCGTGAGTTCATCGACACCACTGCCTGCGCTCTCGCCGACAGAGGCGCAGTCCTGTGGCAGAACGTCCCCCACCTGCGCCGTGAACTCTCCAACCCCGCCGGTCCCGGCGGCCTGTTCCCCGACCGCTCCGCCGGTCTCACCAAGGGCCTCGTACTTCAGGCCATCACCGAAGTTGAGAAGCGTTCGCTCAACGCCCTCTCCACCGTCGACCGCATGCAGTCCGCCACCGCTTACCTCCAAGAGATCTGCTGACCATGAACACCACCTTCGCCACCCGCACCCGTCCGTTCACCAGTCCGTACCCCATCGACAACATCCGCTCCGAGGCTGTCGCAAGCCGCGATCGCCGCAACCGCGAGCGTGACGCACGCATCAAGTCCCTCGTCGCATCCGCTCCTTCCCACAACAAGGACGAGTTCTACTGGACCATGATCTACGACCTCGAGGAGGCGCCGACCATGACCGCTCGCTCCATGCTGCTCGAACACGGCATCATCCCCGTTCCGCCCCAGGAACTGGTCACCACCGCCGACACCCACGACGAACTGTGGACCGTGATCGAGGCGCTCTCCCGCTGCAGCGTCTATCTCGTCAACACCAACCACCTCTGCGACCGAGACCTGTACTCCCGCCTGTACTACCGCATCCTCGATGAGGAATGCCGAGCCATGCCCCCGTCCACCGAGGCAGCCGAGTACGTCGACTGCCTGCACCCGATGGATCTCCAGTACCCGCTCGGCAAGCAGATGCCGCAGCTCACCTCCGCTCCCTCCTCCCAGTCCACCGGCAGCTACGCCCGTGGCCCTGAGTACAACGTCATCGGCGCGATCTGCGACCGTGACGATTACCTTCCCCGTCCCTGGTAACAACCTCACGGGGGCAGGCCCGATTCTCTGACGAGATGCCCAGGCACGTTGCCTGTCTCATGCGTCGGGACCTGCCCCCACCAAGCCACCTTGGACCAGCCCGTCGGCCGCGACCTGGTCCGCGTGGGGCGCACCGCAGATCCTCTGCCCGTACAGCGGAGGGAAGGTGCGTCCGTATCCCACAGCCACCCGTCCTCCTCTGAGCACCGTCGCCTCTGCTACTCCCTGCCGTGATATCCGCGCACAGTACGCACGCACACTACGGTCACCACGATAAGGCTCTGGCTGGTGGGGTACATTCATCAACCCCGAGGTCACACATGCAACTCACGCTGCTCCCGTCCAAGCCGTCATGCACGGCGTGCGATCTCCACTCCGCCGCCAAGAACGTCGGCATCCCGTCCCGCCATCTCCCCACCAGCCTGCCCCCTGACTCGGCCAACCCCGTGGTCATCGTCATCGGCATGAACCCTGGCACACAAGAGGACCGAGCAGGCGAGTGCTGGATCGGACCCTCAGGCCAGCTCCTTGCCGGTCCCTACCTCACCGGCTCGACCGTCTCGTCCCTCGCCACCGTGTACCTCTGCAACGTCGCCCGTTGCGTCTCGCCGGGCGGCAAGCCCAAGCCGGCGCACTATCGCACGTGCTTCACCAACACGTTGCTTGACATCACCACGATCCTGGACCATCATCACGCCTCGCCTGCCCGTGCCATCCTGTGCGCCGGCGCAGACCCGGTCACCTACCTCAGCCGCACCTTCCAGCGCAAGGCCATGTCCCAGCAGGACGCGTTCCGTGCGCAGGGCATGTCCATCCCGACCCTCACCCGCACGCACCTGTTCGCCACATACCACCCGGCCGCAGTCCTGCGCGAGCCCGGCCTCATCCATCCCGTCGCCGACCACCTCGCCCTGCTCCGGAACTTCCTGACCGGCGACCTGGCCCGGCCCACCGCCCCGCTCATCCGCACCCCGTTCCTCCCGAGGACCACATGAACCTCAGCTCCGCCGACCTCGACACCATGCGCAAGGCTCTCGTCCTTCTTCGCTCAGACATCACTGAGATCGGACCTACCTGCGATCACGCGGTGGGCTTCTGCATCTGCGATCTCAAGAACACCTACGAGAACCTCGGCGAACTGTTCTACCGCATCACCGACAAGCAGGTCGGCTTCCCCCGCCAGCCTGAGTTCATCGACCTCGTTGAGTTCAGCCGCAGGTTCCTCGATCCCAACGCAGCCAACGCTGCCTTCCGCAACGGAACCATCAACCACCAATGAGTGACCTCAACCTTGTCATCGAAATGATTCGCAAGCTCAACGCTGAGATCGAAGGCTTGCGTGAAGATCGGGATAAAGCAAGGCGCATGTACTGCAGCGTCATGGCTGACTGCCTCACCGAATACCGCTCACCGCAAGACATCGCCACTGATCGTGGCTGGGACTGTTACAAGGAGGACGGCAAGTGAGCAAGAAGAAGCCAAAGACAATTGGTGCTTCCTACCCACTTTCGTTTATGGGGTGCGAAGGAGAAGTGATCGTGGAGATGACTCCGACCGAGGCAGTTTCAATGATCGAAAAGGCATGGCAGGAAAACAAGCGACTTCGGCAGGAGAACGCAACCCTCACCGCCGAGCGCGACGAGGCGAGGCGGATGATCTGCCGTTTGCATTTCACTAGTGCTGAATTGCAGCACGACTTCGCCAAAGCCAAGGGTTGGGATTGCTTCAAACAGGAGGACGGCAAGTGAACGACATCGTCACCACCCTTCGTGCCCTGGCCAGCGGCCTCGTGCCTGCCGTCGAGGAGAAGGCCATGCGAGACGCAGCCAACGAGATCATCCGACTCGAGGGTTCCGTGCTGGACCTCACTGCCGAGCGCGACCGGCAGACCGAGATCATCATTACCCTCCGACAGGAATTGAAGGAGGCGAAGGCCCGCAACACCATGTACCTCTCCAAGATCCAGGAGTTCGAGGCCCGTGAGTACTAGTCCCCGAGTCATCTCCCTCGACATCGAGACCTATGGAGCGGCTGCTACCAACGGTCGGAGCACGTTGCTCCCCGTGCAGACCGTCTTCCATCCGGCCCGAGCAATCGCCACGGACGGCGTTGCACGGGAGGATCTGGTCCTCACCTGCGCCATCACCGTCGCCGCTGCCGAACCCGAAACCCTCAACAGTCTTGAAGGTATAGCGTCGCTGCAGCCCGGTCCCACCTTCACCCTCAACCTGACTGACCCCACCAGCCACGGGATCCTGCTGGCGTGGCTTCGCCATGCGCACACCATCGTCGGCATGAACCTGCCGTTCGACATCCTCTGGCTGCGCGCATTCACCCCTGCCCTCGCCCTCGCCCTCAACGGACGGCACACCCTCATCGACCTGTCCGTCGTCAACTTCCTGCACTCCGAGCTGCGTCCCGAGCGCAGCCTCAAGTCCCTCGGCCCGGTCCTCGGCACGCACTCGTACCGTGACGCCGCCACCCTCAAGGACGGTCGCCGGTTCCCATCCCCCACCTGCCCCGACCTCCACGCGTACAACGCGCAGGACACGCACAACACCCTGCTCGCAGTCTCGCACCTCGCCAACCGCATCCGCAACGACTACCCCGCAACCGACAAGCTCAGCGCCTACAGCATCCGCCACTTCAGCGACACGCTGTGGTCCACCATCCGCATGAGCGAGGCCGGCATTCCCTTTTCACTCAGTCGCCTGAGTAATCTGGAAGCCGACCTCATCAAGCAGGCCGACGACGCAACCAACTGTGCCGCTGCTGGTGGGGTACTCATCGAGGGCGAGGGCTCCGTCCAATCCCAGCGCGAGTTCATGTCCCGCTGCATCGAGGACATCCTCCCCACCAACCCCGACTTCCTCTCGCACCCCCTCCTGACCTACACCGAGAAGGCCCGTGAACTCTCGTGGTCCAGCGAGAACCGCCGCCTGATCGCAAGCCACCTGCCCGACTCGCACCCAGCCCGCACCATCTTCGAGTGTGCCGATAAGCACAGTACTGCACAGAAGCTGGTCTCGTCGTACACATACCCGCTCCTCCGTCACCGGCGCACCAAGCCGACCGACCGCTCGTCTGTCCTTCTCAGGCGAACAGATCGCCCCGATATCGGCATCGCGTACCCCACCTGGTACACAGTCCCGTCCGTGCCCAAGGACTCGGGCTCCGAGGGCGGCACGATCCAGGCCCGCATCACCTGCAAGAACCCCGCAGCGCAGACCTTCCCCGCCGTCATCAAGGACTGCGAGGAGTCACGCTTCGAGGGCGGCAGCATCGTCTCGTTCGACCTGAGCCAGATCGAGCTGCGCGTGGCGGCCATCCTGTCCGGCGAGCCCACGCTTCTCGCCGCATTCAACGACGGGCTCGACCTGCACACCCAGCGCACGCTCGCCATCTTCGGGCAGGACGCCCAGTCCCGCCCCGACTTCAAGAGCCTGCGGCAGATCGGCAAGACCGTGAACTTCGCCGACCTGTTCGGCGCATCCGCCGCACGCCTGCAGCGCAGCGTCCTCGACATGTCCGGCACGCTGTACCCCATGACGTTCTTCGAGCAGATCGTCAGCAGCCGCTACGCCCAGCGACCTGGGCTGGTGGGGTGGCAACACTCCCTGTGCAAGCAGGCCGAGACAGCCGGCTACATCGAGCTGCCCTACACCGGGCACACCCGCACGTTCACCGGCTTCCGTCTGGACGAGCGGGCATGGCGCAGCAAGCGGGAACTCAAGCAGGTCCTCGCCCGTGGCGGAAAGTCCATGATCTCCGAGGTCTGCAACTTCCCCGTGCAGGCAACCGCAGGCAACGTCATGCTCGCCATCCAGAACTTCATCCACCGGGCACTCGGACCGATCACGTCCCCCACCAGCCACCGACAGCCGCTGCTGTTCCTCCAGGTCTACGACGCCCTGTACTTCGACTGCCCCGCAGGCACCGAGGAACACGCCGCAGACCTGATGCGGGACGCGGTCGAGTTCGTCGGCACGGCCGGCTACTGGTCAGAGTTGTGCAATCGTTCCGGACATCACGCACCCCTCATCTACGAGTGAACCATGGGTCTACCCAAGCACATCCCGCCTCACACCTTCGATGCCCTGTACCGCTTCTACAAGTTCGGGCACCAGCCCGGCGACTTCCTCGGTGACCTGATCGCCGGCAACATTTACTTCGCTGCCTGCCGTGCTGACGCACAGAACCACCAGTACTTCGCGGACATCATCATCTTCATCAACCAGTACGCAAGCCAGGTGTCCAAGGACAACGACATGTTCAACTTCAAGTGGGAGACCTGGCGATCCCGCTTCAGCCCAGACGCCACCGAGATCAGCTTCCACTACGAGGACCCCGATGATTGACAAGAAGACCACGCACCGCAAGGACATCACCGTCTCGTTCGAGAAAGATGACATCTATCTCGACATCACCTACGACTGCGTGTTCACCGTCACCTCCAGCGAATCGCAGCCCGGACTCGTTGACCGCAAGGTCGAGTGGGATCGCATTACTCCAATCCACGTTATGTATGCCTACGACGACGGCGACTACGAAGACGAGATCGTGTGGACATACGGAGAGACCATGCCCGACAAGATCACCAACGCGCTCGAGACGTTCTCGAGCATCATCCTCGGCAAGCTCGCCGACAGCATCGAAGGAATCCGATGACCATCAAGACACCTCTCGCAGACGCCTTCGTCGCCGCCATCCGTGCGGCATTCCCCGGCCAGCCCCTTCATGTCCGCATCGTCTACAACGGAGCGGGAGACGACGGGTGGTTCGACGACTTCCACGTCCACTTCACCCCGCGAGACCACGACTACGAGAACATCTCCGGCTGGTACGCACGGCACATCACGTCCGGGGAGTACAAGCCATACGGAGACGAGGACATCCAGAGAATCCAGGTGAAGAAAGCCCAGGCCCGCATCATCAGCGACGTGATGGACAAGCACGACATCAACGACGTCTACCGTGAGCTCGGCAACATCCTGTGCAAGCGTCATCCCGGCTGGGAGATCAACGACGGCGGCTCGGGTGCCTTCGTCTTCTACCCTGACGGTACCCGGCGTCACGAGCACACCACCAACGTCATGGAAACCATCGACGAGGAGCAGCCCTTCTAATGCACCCCCACCACCACGCCCTGTCCTCCGCCAAGAAGTTCGGCGGGAAGGCCGATGACTACGAGTTCATCCACTCCTGGTTCGACGAGACCAAGGCGTTCTTCGGCGACGCCCGTCACCGTGCGCTCCGCCACCACACCGCCGGCATCTTCTGGTGCGAGAAGGAGTTCGGCACCACCATCACCAACAGCCTGAACAAGCAGGTCCCCACCCGCCTGATCGCGGAGCAGCACGTCATGGAGGACATGGGATTCCTGCCCACGCCCGAGTGGTGGCTGAACCAGATGAAGCTGGCGCCCGAGATGAACCACGTGCCCGTCAAGTCCCGAGATCACGACACCCCCATCGACACCCTCAAGCGCGCACTCGCAGTCGAGATGTACAAAGGAGAAGGCTGATGCCCACCGTCCAGTTCAACAACCTTGAAGACCTCGCCACCATCGTCACCCACTTCGACTCGCACCCCAACGCCAAGCTCTTCCTCGTCCACGACCACGGCGTCTACCTCATGCCCGGCTCCCCCTCCCTGCCCGGCAAGAGGGAAGGCATGCACTGGGTCACGCACGCGAAGGACTGCAACCCGGACACCGACCCGGAGTGCTGGGAGAACGCACGCGACCTGGTTGGTGGGGATGACTTCGGCGAGGACATCACGACCGCCATCCACGTCATCCGAGCATGCGTGAAGGAAGGCAAGGGATTCTCCATCAAGGTCTCCCCCACCAGCTTTGCCTTCAACATGGGCAGGAAGTTGCCCAAGTCCGCGAAGGTCGGTTGATACGATGGGGCCGTGTCCCAAGTCACGGTCCTGATCGACAGCCGAGAGAAGAAGCCCCTGACCTTTCCGGCCCACCTCGTGGTGCTGGACAGGGCACGCCTGCCCACCGCCGGTCGGTCCCGCACAGTCACGGTCCGCACGCAGTCTGAGACCATGAAGACTGGGGACTACCGGTTGGTGGGGGGCAAGGCGGCAATCGAACGCAAAGGCTCATTCGAGGAGATCGCTGGGAACTGCCTAACTACTGACGGCAGAAGGCGTTTTATTGAATGCTGCCGCAGGCTTCGAGATGACGTGCAACATGCCTGCCTCCTGTTTGAGGGCGCAATCGGGGGGTTTGAAGTACGGGCTGGACTTCCGCACCCGGGTGTTGCAGCGGATGCTTTATTGGATATCATCGGGGCGTTCGGATTGCCGATTATTCTCATGCCCCTAGCGACGGTCGGCCAACGAAGGGCTGCAGGGGAATGGGCTCTGAGATGGCTGATCTCGAAGGAACAAGCAAATGACCTCAGTCCAGATCTACACAAACACAAGCTCGGCACACTTTGCGACGACGACCGGAGGGCCGGATGGTGCGAAGTTTGTAGCCGCTCTTGTTGCGGCTGCGGACACGCCGGCGTCTCATCTTCCGCAAGCAACGAAGCCGGACGCGACAAGCCATCCCAATTCCCTGTTCACTGGCAGCAGCCTGAACTACCTCCGGATCAAGCTTCTGACAACGGGGTCGGCTAATCTCACCAACATCCCGCAGTTCTACGTTTACGGCTGGAGTCGTGAACTCACGACCGGCTGGTGGGAGTCGCGACTTCTCGCATCGCTGAAGCCTGGTGTTGCAACTGTTGGCAGCACAAGCACAGTTACCTGGCCGGGGGTTGGAACTGTTCGGGAGATCGTGCTTCTCGGGGACACGACAACCGCTCCTGCAGCTACTCCTCATCGCGGTGATGCCAAGCTCTATCAGTCGTTTGCAAGCAGTGGTGGAGCACAGTTCCTCGTTGATACGATTGGAACAGAGTTCATCGAGATCCACTTTACTCAGCCAACCCTTTCAACCGGAAACTTCTACGCACTCTGCGCAGGTCTCTGATCAGGAAAACAAATGTCAACCGAATACTCCCTTCCGAATCCCGCTGGTGGAGCCGTCATTCGACCCGTACACGGAAGCTCCCGTGCGGGGCAGTTCCTGAAGGATGTCATTCAGGGAATTGACTCCGTTGACATCGTCGTCTTCGGCGACTCGAATGCCGGAAGCGATGCGAGCTACGGTTACACGGGCGGGTGGATGGACTCGCTTGCATCCCTTGGCATCAAGCAGTACGCCACTCCGATCTGGTTTACAAACGCAGAGGCTGGCAATTCTCGGGTCAATGGCCTTGTCGGCAGGTTTACTTACATGGGCTGGAACGGAGATACTGCGGCTGGCGGTGGGGGTACTAACGCTTACAGCCTCGGAAATCGGATTGCCGCATCGACTGCGAGCGCGGTCGCCGCGGCTGTAATCTGCAACCGGGGACCGGCAGAGGTTTACTACGTTCGCTGCAACACGGCGACTGCGTCAACCACCTCTACAGTCACCCTCGATCTCAGTGCCAGCCCCACCGATGATGCCTACAACAACATGTGGCTGGCGATGGGCACGGGGCACTACAGGATCCTTGACTACAACGGATCTACAAAGGTTGCCACGATTCCGACCCAGGGCGCTGCTCCTACCGCGACTACGTACACGATTACCACGGGTGGTCTTCGTCCTGCTGCGTTCCGATACGAGCCGTCGCACGTCTCGGCATCGACCAACTACTACTCTCAAACTAGCGGACCGAGCATCCGGCTGAATCCGTACAACGCACTTGCTGGAGGAAACGGGGCCGGCGCCCAGGATCTTCAGTACCGAGTTGTTCGTTCCGCAATCGGAAGCGGCGGGCAGTACAAGCTTCGTGCGATGTACGCAGCGAACACTACCATTGCAGCATCCTCGGCGTTTATCAGTACTGCCGCTGGTAGCAGCACTCTCCCCTACGCAACCGACTACACCAACGATTCACTGAACTTCACGACGACCGTGACCGGCGGAGTTCCGGACGAGATCAAGTGTGCGTGGGACGGATACAACGTCTCGCCGGCTAGCGATTCCCAGGTAACCGGCCCGCTCACTGTCTTCTGGCATTCCGTGATTGCACGAAACACGAAGGGCTACTCGGTCAGCTGCCTCAACTACAACGGCGGTGCGACCACCGAGAATCTAGCGGACCAGGTGTACTGGTCTGCGCGATTGATTGAGATGGCGCTGCAGGAACTCAGGCAGCGGCAGATTGCAGCCGGTGGTTCTGGTCGCGTGATCTGGTACCACAACAGCGGTATCAACGGAAGCGAGACGCCCGAGAGCTACATCACGAACGTCTCAAGGATCATTGATGAGGTGAGCCGGATCTGGGGCAAGTGCGGATTCCCGCCGAGCGATCTTTCCTTCATCGTCACGGCAACTCATCCCGTCGTCGAGGGCGATACCGGCGCTGGAACATGGTGGCGTCAGTGCGGACTGGTGAACTCGGGAGCGAAGCAGTGGGTTGCAAGCACCTCGTATGGTGATCGAGTTACCTTCTGCGACCTCTCGGCACTGATCTCCGCTCAGCAGCTCAAGTCCCGGAATCTGTATCAGCTTCTAAGCAACAATCTTTTCGCGGCACACCTTCGCAGTCCGATCCTTCTTCAGATTCCGAACGATCCGGTTGCGAAGAGCGTTCCTGCCTGGAGCGCGGCTCGTACCTACGCGATCGGCGAGGTTGTTTCTCTGAGCGGTACGAACTACTACTGCATCGCGGCAACGACGAACAACACGCCTCCGAATGCAACCTACTGGTATGCGCTTCCTGCCGGATCCAGCGGTTACGGATCCTCCGCGGCAAACGGAAACCTGTGGGGGACCAGCGGTACGAATGTCCGCTTTAGCAGCTACACCGCTGCGAACTACGCAGGAAACTACGGTGTTGATATTCAGGTTGCAAGCAACGGGTACCTCGCGATGGTCCTGAACATGATCAATTCGATCACCGCATACGTCTAAGGAACACAATGACTCTTGAGCGAGACAACGTCGTGAAGCTGTCAGTCCGTGACTGGGCAGCCATCATCGGTCTGGTCATTGCGTTTGGTGGAGGAGTACTTAGCGCCTTCATGCACCACGACAGGCTGCTCATGCGGGTCGTGACTCAGCAGGAATCCATCAATGAACGGCTGGACAAGATCGAGCGCCAGCTTGAGCCTCGCAACTAGCCTCTGGCTGGTGGGGTGCAGCGAGCTCGCGAAGGTGAGCGAGAACGCGACGGCCATCCAGGTCGAGTCGCAGTCACTTATAGATCACGGGCGGATGGTGGGGGACAAGGAGGTGGTGACCCGTGCCGGACGCATCCATGATCTTGCTGCTGACATCCATGGTCGGATACCTCATTTGGAGGACAAAACCCCCGTTTGGTTATCCACCCTATGGTGGGCTGCGGCGGCAGTGGCACTCATCGCCGTCGCCGTCATCCTCTGGCAGACGGGCTTGGGCACGGCTGTCCGAGTCGCAATTGGATGGCTACCGCGCCGCAAGATCCAAGACGCGAACCTAGCCGCCGGCATGTTGGATCCCGATAAACCCGAGGATGCCCGCGAGTACGTCGCTGCGCGGCGGGCATCTGACCCCGAGTTCGACGCTGCGTGGCGACGTGTCCACAAGAAAGGTTCATAGATGATCCTCGCTGATTTCTCCTCGTTCCTTGGTAGCCTTTGGTTCGCCGCGATGGTTGGTCTGGTCGGCTTCGGTGCCGGCTGGTACCTCTGCAAGAAGCACGGCTCCAAGCTCTGATGTCGAACGTCCCGTTCCAGGTGAGGGCAGCGTCGAGGAACATCCACCTCGTCGACCTTACGTGCACCTCGCGAACGGACGAGTGGTGGTTCCTCCTGTCCGGGGACCGTCACCACGACAACCCTCACGCTGACCATGAACTCGAGCTCACACATCTTGACGAGGCTGTGCGTCGTCGTGCTGGCATCATCGATGTGGGTGACCTATTCTGTGCTATGGAAGGCAAGTTCGATCCTCGCCGCAACAAGGCGGGGATTCGAGAAGAGCATGCACTGGCTGCGGACTACCTCGATTCCCTAGTCCGTCACGCCTCTGACTTCTACGCGCCCTACTCTGCCAACATGGTGGTCATCGGTCGCGGCAACCACGAATCGGCGATCCTCAAGAACTGCGAGACCGACCTGACCGAGCGGCTTTGCGAACGCATGAGCCATCAGTCGGGACACAAGGTTAACCCAGGCGGATACGGCGGGTGGGTGCGCTTCCTTACCGAGACGCCCAGCGGCGAGCGATACACGCTTAGCCTCAAGTATTTCCACGGCGCAGGCGGTGCAGCCCTGATGTCCTTTGACACCCTCAAGGTCCGCCGCAACGCAGCCGTCATGCCCGATGCGGACGTGATCGTGCAGGGTCACGTTCACAAGCAGTGGTTCATGCCCCTGTCCCGTGAGCGTCTGGTCTGCGACAAGCAAGGCTGCCGGGTAGTCAGCGACATCCAGTACCACGTTCGCACCGGTACCTACAAGGACGAGTTCGGCGACGGACACAGCGGCTGGCACATCGAGCAAGGCCGCGGACCAGAAGTGCAGGGCGCAGTCTGGATGCGACTGTACCTCGCCAAGAAGTCCGGCCGCACGATTGCCGGAGAGGCGAAGACCTACTACCAGCTCATGCCCGAGTTCCACCTCGCACACTGAACCCCACCAGCCATGGCGAAGGGCGACCGCATCCTCCGCATCCGTGGCCAGAGATGGCGGCTCAGGTTCGTGACGAACCTAGGCGACGCCGAGGGGATCTGCAACAAGGAAGAGCGGATCATCCGCATCGCGCTCGGGTACACCGAGGACCGCACGCTGGACTCGATCATCCACGAGATCCTGCACGCCGCGCTCTGGGACCTGGACGAGGAAGCCGTGCACGACACAGCCAACGCCATCTCAGCCGCCCTCTGGCGTCTCGGCTACCGCCGTGACCCGTAAGAAACACTTACCACTTTTCCTTACCGCTTACGAAACGACCGCTTCGTAAGAGCCCATTTGCTGAGCGGGATTCCCACTACCCGCATTGCCGGTATACCCACGGCATCTTGTTCTTGGCCCAGCCTAGGCGAGAGATTAGATCATCAGCATGGGTGAAGTACATACTACAACGCTCCCCCCTAGAGTCGCGCATGCGGGGGAGCGCTACGCGCCCCGCATGCGCTCACCCCAGGAGTCCCACCTATGCCCCCACCGACCCAGACTGTCCATTACCCCACCAGCATCTGCGATCCCAACGTCCGCCCATGGCTGGAGGCCCACGGCATCTTTGCCCGCAAGCCCCCCATCCGCTCAAGCGACTACCGGCTCGTCCGCTCGTGCCCCCGCACCTACTACCTGTCCCGCCGGCTTGGCCTGGTCAAGGCGTTCCAGTACAGCGCAGCCCTGACCCGCGGCAGCTGGGTCCACCTCGCATTCGCCTGCATCCTCGATGACCCCACCGACCGAGCACTGACCCTCGAGCAGGCCATCGCTGCACGCTGCGAGGAACTGCGCGGAGTGTGCAAGCAGCTCGGCGTGTCCGGCGAGAAGACCCGGGAGATGATCGCCCGCGAGGACCTGGACGCACGCACCAGCATCGCGTGGTTCAACGCAGCCCTCCAGATCCCGGACGGCAGCGGACGCACCCTGGCCCAGCGCTTCGCGGAGGACTGGGTCGTGGTAGCGCAGGAGCCCGAGATCCGCCACGGCGACCGACTGATCCAGCCCGACTGCCTGCTCAAGGACAAGGCCGGCAAGCTGTGGATCGTGGACTTCAAGACCACCGGCATGTCCACCAACGCACGCCTGCAAACCTGCCCCCTCGAGTTCCAGACCCAGCACTACTTCCACACCTTCCTCGACAAGTCCCGTGACGAGGCTGACTTCGCCGGGCAGTACGGCATCAGCTGGCCCGGAGAGATTGGTGGGGTCCTGCACGTCGCGATCCGCAAGCCGTCCATCGAGTTCGGCATGAAGGACCGTCCGTTCACGCTGGACGAATCGCCGTTCAAGAGCGGACCCCGCAAGGGCGAGCCGCGCAACGAGCGCATCTACACGGGCGAACCTGACCCGTACCTGTACGAGCAGCGTTGCGTGGATTGGTACATGGGTCGCGGAGAGTACAGCCACTTCGAGCCCGAGCGTCTGACTGACCCGTGCGTTGCGATTTCCACCACATCCGCGGAGCTTTTGCTTGCGGAAGATCTCAAGTCGGAGTACCATGCTCGCCTGTCCTTCATCCGGAAGTACACGAGCCTCCAGTCCTATCCCAGCGAATTCGAGATCGGTGATCCGGTAGTCCAGCACGGGACTCCGTCGCCGTACCTCCCGTTCCACATGGTCGAGCCTGGCAAGTGGCCCGAGTTGATCCTGGCTGAAGGGTTCCTGCAGAGAGACAGAGACACCCACACGGAGATCGACAATGGAGGAGACGCCTAACCCCACCAGCCAGGAAGCAGGGAAGTCCGTCCTCGGACCCGTTATCTGGCAAGAGGTCCTGCGCAAGGTGATCGCGCCCAAGGTCACGGTCATCGTCACGCAGTACGGCAACGACATCGAGAACCGGCAGCAGCTGCACCGCAAGTTCTGCGAGGAGTACGGCATCCGTCCGTCCTACTCCACCTTCAGCAGCTGGTGCGAGGATCTGGGCATCAGCTTCCGCAAGAAGATCGAGGTCCACATCCCGGGCTGGAAGGAAATGCCGCGTCCGACTCCCGACTTTATAGGACCGATGCCGGCATACCCGGCAACAGAGACGAAGAAGGAACAGTCGGTAGCGAAGCAGATCGTTCCGGAAATTCTTCAGGAAGAGGAAGATGCACCGATTGTCTGGGACACGAAGGTACCGCCTCAGAAGCCATCGCAGAAGTTCAATGAAGATGGGATGCCGACCATTCTTCCCGGAGGGATGAGGATGCCCTCGTTCATTGATTCCGGAAACTACGGCAACTAACCCCCACCAACAGGAGTCATCATGACACACTCCGTCACCCACGGTTCGACTGTCGCATCCAAATACGCAGGGCTCGGCAATGCCGTCACCACTGGTCGCACTACTCCTTCCCGCATGCTTGGTCTGGTGGTCGGTGAGGCTGGCTGCGGCAAGTCTTTCCTCCTCCAATCCCACCCTGGCGCGTACATCCTCAACCTTGACGAGACGCCTGCGGTCTGCGGCACCAGCGAGGCCGTCATGTTCCCCACCCCCGGTCCTGACGGCCGATCGGTGGACGAGAAGGGAAGCCCCATCGTCCTCGACTGGGCCGCGCTCGAGGCGAAGCAGAAGGTCCTGATCGACCTTGCCAAGAGCAACCAGCCCCGCCCCGAGACCGTCGTTATCGACACGCTCGGTGCTGCGATTCGCCTGCTGCGTCCGCACATCGCCAAGATCTACGGGCGCGAACGGTTCACCGACGTCGACGGTCGGCTTGGCTGGGAGCGCCTGTTCGACACACTCATTGAGTTCGGCACCACGCTGCGCCGACACGGCTACGGCGTGTACTACATCGCCCACCTGTCCCGAAAGCACGTCCCGCTGAGCGAGAACCAGAACGTGGAGGAGTACAAGATCCTTATCAGCGACGGTCTGTACGCCCGCATGTTCCCCATGTTCGACATCGTCATCCCCGTCACCGCGCAGTGGGACGTGCGGGAGATCACGCGTGATCAGGAAGCCAACGTCGGCGGCAAAGTCGTTACCCGCAAGGTCACGACGCAGGAAAAGGTCCGTCGCCACTACTGCTCTTTCGACAACCCAAAGCTGGAAGGCATCGCCAAGGTTCGTACCCTGTCGCCGCTGACCACCATTGAGCTCCCGAGGGACAACGCATGGCAGTCGTTCTGCTCTGCGTACGAGAGCGCGAACGCGTCCCGCTGACGCGGGGAACGCGTTCGCTGTCCCTCATCGTTTCGTTTGTTTTGTTTCTTTCACATCTCTATTCGGAGAATCAGATGCCCATTGAGAACAACGTCAAGGCCATGTTCAACTCGCTCAACACCGCGTTCGCGCAGGCTCAGCCTGACAACGGCATGGGTGCCGGCGGCTGGTGGCCGGCCGAGGGTCAGCACGAGGTGTTCGTGTCCAGCCTGAACGTGCGCCCGAGCGAGTACAAGCTGCCGGACGGCCAGAAGGTCGCCGGCACGGAGATCAGCTTCCGGTACCAGCTCATCAACGACACCGACTCCCCCAACGAGCCGCGCTCGTTCGACGGCAGCGCCTTCCGCCTGCCGCAGGACACCAGCGTCCTCGACGACAAGGGTCGCATGCGCGTTGACATCGAGATGCGCCGCCTGAAGGGCCACCTCCAGACCATCCTCCGCCGTGACGTCAAGGATATCGGAACCGCTATCGCGGACGCCGATGCCAAGATCAACGGTCAGGACGCGGTTGCCGTCGTCGTGAAGTGCCAGTACGACAACGTCAACGGAAAGATCTACCGCAAGGACTTCCTCGTGAAGCCCCTCGCCGGCTGATCTGTTACACTACCCAGACCCCACC